TCAAGGCCGGGAGACGGGTTCAACTCCCGTTGGCGCCGCCACCCTTCTGAACATAGCTGAGCTTGCAACAGGCTGGTTTTGGGCCGATTCGCCTGCGAAATATGACCGTGGGTCGATGATGTGACCTTCGAGCGTCCTGGACTTCGCGTCCACATCAATTCGCGTCACGAACGCCTTCAAAAGCGACTGACGTAAACTGACGGCTGCCGGATTCGTAGCCTCAACCAATCTCTGCCTCAACTCCGCCAGTTCGCCAATCTGGATCGGGTCCGGCCGCCGCATGTTCTCAATGGCCTCCATACGGCTAAGCAGCGTGGACGTGCTCTGAATTCTTTCAACGAGCTCTGGAACCGGACCAACATTTGCGGCAGTTTCGGTGAGGTGTTGCAATTGCTGGCGTAGGCTATCTATGTGTTCGAGGCGTTCGGCCCGAGTCTCTTCCAATATTCGCCACTGATACTCTACCTCGACGTTCATTTCGTCTACCCAAACCTGCAACTTGGTGCGCTCCTTAGGAATCTTACGCAGCAAAACCTCCAAAACGTGACTTTCGATCTGCTCACGCGGGATATACCATGCCGTATCAACACAGCCTGCCCCCCGACGATAGATATGCGATCCGCAGACGTAGTATTGCAGGCGATTTCGCTTCACTCCAACGTAGTTGGCTCCACAGTGCTTGCAAACCAGTATTCCACCGCTGAGAGCGAATCGACTCAATTCGCCTTTTTTGGTGGTTTTAGCCCGCTTGAGATTTGAGACCATTGACCATATTAGGTCGCATTGTTGCTCGGTGATAATAGCGGGATGGGCGTTGGGAACTATTATCCATTCAGAGATGTCGCGAGTCTGACGGTTTCCAGGACGGGAACAATCTTCGCGGTTCCAAAATGCATAACCGCAGAACTGGTATAGGCGATCCCATTGACCGAGCAGCGATTGGATTGTAGCTGTTGACCAAGCCGCTCTACCAGTCGGAGTCGGGACACCAGCCTTTGTCAATCGACCCGCAATCGTGTCGTACCCAACACGTTCACCGAGCCGCCAGTCAATGAGCATTGTTCGTGCCCACTGCCAGATAGGTTTGCCGTTATGTTCACGGTCATCTAAGAGCCATATCAACTTGTGAGTATCACGGCCGTGCCTGCCCTTGCCGATATAGACGCGATGCGCGCGATAGCCGAACATCGGCCAACCGCCGTTTTTATATGCCCAGCCGGTCTCCGGGTCACGCTGCTCGAAATTGACCTTCATATTGGGGATCACTGTATTCCGGAGTTTAATGGAGAACAGACGATTTAGTCCCCACGTGAGTGGCATCATGATCGCGCCGGTCTCTGAATCTGGATCATGATAGCCCTCGGTTGCGCTTTCGATCCGCACCCCATGTCGCAGTAGTTCGGCCTGTTGGGCGTATGCTTTTTCGGAACGAGAGAACCGGTCGTATTTAAATACGACTACCACTGATGTCTGGGGATCGGCTTTCGCATCGTCCAGCATTCGGTAGAACTCGATCCGCTTCTCATCCTCCCGAAATGCGGATTTGGCAAGATCAACATACCATGCCAGAATCCGATAGCCCTGAGTATTGCAGTACTGCTCGATAGTACGGCGCTGAGTCTCCGGGCTGATCGCCTTCTCAGCGCTACGCTCATGGCTAACCCTGACATAAACACGAGCGCCCTCTCCAGTCGGCTTCGGAGTAGGACTCATATGCGATTTCAAGATGTCAGAAAGGGACAATTTATCTGACCCGATAGAATGTAATATCACCAAAGCCCCACGGATTGGGGCCTCTGAGTATCAGACGATCGGAGATGTCGAGGTAGTCGAGTCGTAATACATATCGCTTGTTATCAGACGTGAATACATTCCAAGTTAGCGCATGGTTGTTATTTACGAGTTCCGCGTTAGCCGGCCCCCATCCCTCCATCTCGATCCTGAATCCGCACAGACCGACTTTTGAAATGCGTAGAAATACGCGGCATTCATCGTCGCCCAGTGTCGCTCCCCACGTTCCTACGAACCCGCTGCCACGTTGCCTCGCAATCAGTAACGAACTCATCCCGACGATAAACGCCAAAATTGATAGCGTGGCCAGAACCGGTACCAGCCATCTAAAAACACGGCAGGTAGTCGGTGGATATGCGCCTGCGGTCATCGTGATACCTCTCGGATGAGTTCAACGAGCCTGGCTCGCATCGCCTGTTCGCTGACCCCAAACCGCGATGCTAGAACGACTGTTTTATCATTGCGCCGGGGACAATGTCCTACCTCTGCCGCTTGCTCACGTACCAGCTCACTAGGCATCAGTAAGTGCACTGCGAAACGGTCGCAGAAACGCTCCGTATATGAGTTACTCAGGACCGGCCACCCATGTCGTTTATAATGCTGCAGCAATAGATATTCGCCGATCTCATGTGCAAGCGTGAATCGTTGTCGCTCCAGATGATCGCGCGAATTGATGACGGCGTAGAACCGCTTCGGCGTCTGCATCAGATGCCCGGCAGTATGGCCGAGATCGGCCTGACGCACATATAATTTCACCTGACGGCACACCTTCCTAAGATCGACGGGGATACTCAGCTCCAAATGCCTCCACGCACTGGCAGCCCATTCTACAGCCAAATCTGGCTCAGTTGAGTTCATTCCTGAAACTCTTCGTCGAGTATTTTGCGAATGCTGGCCTCAATTTGCTCCCGGCTCTCAACTCCACGCCGTGCTCTAACATAGCGACGAATAAGATCATTGGGTTGTTCGCCATCCTGCCATTCCTTAGGCACTGGATACCCGACCGCCTCCAAACAGGCTATTGCAAGATCACGGCGCTCAAACTGGCCCAGAAATGACACCGCCGTCGCATATTCTGGAACCTTGCCAGCCAGCATCTGTGAGATGTAACCATGGGTTGGCGTGCCACCTACTTTTCGTTCGGCGGCACGAGCCGTAAGCCCCTCGCTGTCCAACAAGGCCTTAATAGCAGTTGCCCATTCAGAGTTGTATTTCGCCATACATCCTGTTTCCGTAGTTGTCTACATCCGTCCACAGTCTAACCCACACGCTGGGTCTTGTCAAGTGCCCCAATGCTGGGTGCACATTTTATGAAGCAAAAAAACACAGAAAAAAGTGCAGAAAAGTGTTGACGTCAGTAGACGACAACGGTATAATACCAATGGATGTTGACGTCAGTAGACGACGACTCTGCAATCAGCGCTATCAGGATGGTGACAATGAACGGATTCGACATTCTAAAGGCCCGCAAGCGTCACAAGGTAGATCAGCGTACTCTGCAGCGGGCGCTTGGGTTGGTTCAGCGTGGAACGCTGACCGACATCGAAAGTGGCGCGGTCGAGGTGACCGACGCATGGGCGCGCAAGGCGATCTCTGCTGTGGAACAGATCGCGGCAGATAGATCAAAGCGCGCTGCCTGAGATACGAAAGGGGACGACCATGACAACGGAGACAACGGAGTGGATCGATAGGGTCCTACATCTCACGCACCCGATCAACGGTCGGATGCAAATCAAGCCCATCCGCGAAATACGTGGTGATGGGATGGGTAACTACGTTGTTTTCATCGCGCCACACCGGAAGCTCGTGATCCCCCGCGAGCGGATTGTGGCGTTCGAACAGGCCCCACTACTACGAAAACAACTAACACGTTCACATTGGACATGGCTGGCCGCGACTGTAGGTGGGGTGGTCACATTCTGGCTCGCCATCGCCGTGTTGATCAAGAGGGCGTTTGCATGAAACTGCAAATGCGAGTGAGCACAAAAACAGGAATCCAGCCGCCCATCAGCTCGTGTCGAGTGGTGTTTGCGACTGTGTTCAGGCCGGATCTGTTTGAGGCGGCCTCGGCTGCTCGCTCACTGAATCATCAAGCAGCAGCAATATGCGAGGACAAGCTCGACAGGCAAATCGAAATAACAAACCGCCTCGCGGACTTGCGGCGCGAAATAGTGAAACTCGAAGCTCTGCGGCGAGAATATGCCGCACAGGGGACGACCAATGGCAACCACAATCATTTTTGACGGCCAAATACGCCGTCGAACACGCAAGATGTCCATCGCGAAAGCGCGGGCCTTCGCAAAGGCGCTAGCAGCCAATCCCAGACACTTTGCCTCTACTATCGAGGTGCTCGCCGCGCATGGCAATGCTGCCTATGTGGAGTTTATTCCAGCGAGCGCCAAGACCATTTTCAATCTGCTGCAGCAAAAACAATTCGAGCGCGAACAACGAGCGCACTACATCCGGCGAGCGTACAGGTGGCGCCGAATCGGACACCAAACTTGGACGTGTACCAAACCGGACGGCACAGTCTACACCCAATATCTCTACGATCCGTGCCGCTGTACGTGTCCCGACTGGCCGACGATCAACTCAGTCGGTGGCAAGTGCAAGCACATCATTTGCGCGGAGTGGGCAGAGCAGAACTATCAGAGAGATCGGCAGGAGGCGGCATGATGACAGACGATTATGGTATGTTCTGGACCGGCACGGCTGCTGGAGACAGAGCGTTGGCGGTGGAGTTTACAGTAATTGCGGTCGGGGTGCTGGTGGCCTTCCTGGCTGCAAATTGGATGGTCTGCCAGATATGGCGGCTCATCTCAAATAAACGAAAGGGGAGATTGAATTGATCACAAACAACTACAACGGGCAGCATCTGTCGTATACACAGATCGATTGTATGCTGAGCTGCCCCAGGAAGTACTGCTTCCGCTACATCCAGCGCCTGCCCGCTCCCGTTGGCAGCGCCCTGCTGTTGGGTAGAGCGTACCACAAGGCGTTGGAGGTGAACTTCCAAGAGAAGGTGCGGACCGGCACAGACGTCGGGATGCCCGTACTGCTCGACGCATTCGACTCCGAATGGAACCGGATGCTGCAGCATGAGGAAATCCAGTGGGATGACGAAAGTCCTGCTGAGATCAAGGACATGGGCCGGCGGCTTGTCGGCATCTACATGGAATCGGTGGCGCCATTTGTGATGCCTGCTGAGGTGGAGCGCAAATTCTCAATCGCATTGCCGGGTCTTGATGGTTACACGTTGGATGGGGTCATAGACCTCATTACCGACCAAGGTGTAATCATCGACCACAAGACCAGTTCCAAATCAAAGAGCGAGTCCGACGTTGCAAAGGACCTCCAGGCATCGGCGTATGCCGCAGCAATGCTAGCCGATCCAACTCTATCCGAAGTTTGGATAGAGTTCCACACGGCGGTGAAAGCCAAAACCCCCAATATTCAGAGGCTGGCAACGATGCGCAATCGCCAGGACGCCGAATGGTTCATTCAGCTCGCCTCTGAGGTGCTGCAACAGATAAAAGCCGGCATATTTCCTCCAAACCCCAATAGCTATCTCTGTAGCCCACGGTGGTGTGGATATTGGGAGCGGTGCAAAGGGGGTGCGCGGTAATGCCGAAGGTGTCCAACGATAGCCGCGCAGCGCGTTGGCGGAAATATCTGCCCAGCCTGCTGACCACGCGGAAACAGGTCAATGGGAAATGGGAGGAGAAGCGGCCCACCCAAGAGGAGATCGATTTTCTGATCGATCTGGGCCTGCAACTCGATCTAGACCCCGTCCTAGGGGAGATTGTGCTCTATAGAGGTCGGCCATACATAACCGAGGCTGGCCTGATGAAAAAGGCGATCATTAGCGGGGAACTCGATGGTCTGCGCGTCGAGGCTGTATTCGAGGACCCTGATGGCGCAGGGCCGCGTTGGATCGCCACGACTACCCTGTTCAAAAAGGGTTGTTCTCAGCCGTTCGTATTCACGGCTGACCAATTCGAGTACGCCAATCCGTCGAGCGAGATATGGAGAAAGAACAAACGCTCAATGACGGAGAAGTGCTGCACGTGCAAGACGATTCGACATGCATTCGCTATCTCGATGTGCAGCTACGAGGAAATGGCAGTCGATGAGGTGAGCGGCATGAGCGCGGCTGAGGCCCAAGCTGAGGCACGTGCTCGCGACCAAGAAGCTAATGGCGAGGAGGCCGCGGAGAACGCCAAACAGGAACAGGAGCGGCGCCGGGAGGAACTCAGGCGTCGTGCTACTGAGCGGCTGAGCACAGAGCAGCGTCAGCAAATAGGAGCGCTGTATAGGATGCTAGGTCTGCCTCGAAATGGCGAGGGTGGCTCCGCGGCGCTATTCCACAAAACATTTCCAAACTTCGACCCCAAACAGCATGAGGATTTCCTCACACGCACCCAAGCGGTGGGCTATATTCGGGACCTGTGGTTGATGCTAGCAGACAAGATCATCACGGAGTTTCAAATCAGCCGCGATGAAATTGCTGCGATATTCGATGCAGAGTTAGGGACTACTAAGGATGTTAGAGAGATCCTCGACGAACAATGGCCGATCTACATTGCTGCGCTGAAACAGATCGGAGTCAGCAGGCTATATGAGCAGCTTGGCTGGGACGACCAGGAACGTGCAGAGCATTTTGCGTTGCATTTCGCAGACAAGCCCGACCTCATGGCCTGCAGTATTGCCGAACTCGACAGTTATATTTCCGAATTGCGCGCCGTCCTGAACGGCGACGCAATCGCCGAGTCTACGGATGGCGGCGAAAAACAGGCGGCTCTGTTGTAGTCCGTCTGAGTGGAGCGGGCGGCGGCTAGTTTCAGGATGAGACGGCCGCCGCGGACAAGATGTCCTCTCTCTGTATGTGGTGTGGAGAGAGGATTCCCGGTCGGGCTCAAGACTGGTCGTCCCCGGCCCGACCGGGAACTGCACAATGAAAGGAATGAGATATGACGGTTTGCATGAGGTGCGGCAGGGTTTTGACAACCACTACTTCCCAACGCCTCGGCTACGGACCTGTCTGCTGGGCGAAAGTGGGAGCATACCAACAGGATGCGGTAGTAAAACTGCCATTTGACCGCAGGACGATGGACGTGACGTGTAGGCGCAGCCCCAACGGCATAGCATTTAACATCCCACATGTGCTGGTAGTTCACAGTCCAACCGGCATGGAATGGGGTTATGAGGGCAGCGGCCCTGCCGATTTCGCCCTGAACATTCTCTACCAGTTCACACGGAATAAGAGGTTTGCGCTCGAATGGTATCAGGATTTCAAGCGCGAATTCGTTGCTACCATTCCATACGAGGGCGGCACAATTTCGGGCGCGCGAATCCTGCGTTGGATCAAGAGCCGGCGAGGACTGAAACCTGCTCAGGCATTATTGCTACCGATGGAGGATTGGGAAGATGATTACAGTTCTGTGTAGAGGCACGTTACTGCCCGATAGCGACGGCCAGAGTAGGCGCTGGCCGAGCTGGCGGTTATACCGCGGCCTGCAAGTGGAAATTGAGAAATCCTCCAACGGCACGTTCATCGCCGCGGCTCACGGCCTGCGCGGCGTGGGCAACTGTGCGACGCTGGCGATAGATCACCTGCTTGTGCAATGTGCACGCCTAGCACACGGAGATGTTGTGCCGCCACGTTGGGTTCGGCAGCACTTAGAACCCAACAGCCCCATATTCCTGCCGCGGGGTATGGAGTGGGGCGACAGGTGGAAAATTGAACGGCTCACGAGAGTGCAGATAGAGTTTTCGTGGTTGGAGGGTGTGTGGTATGCACTTCCTCCCCGTGACGCACCTCCAACGGTCATAGGAATAGGTTGGAGTGCCACATCAGCCATTGAATGCCTGCTGAACCTGTGGGTTCGGATAGCAGGGAGCCGCCGTGTAGACACATGGCCGATGAACCCCGAGTACTATGACTGGGTCTGCCGGACGTTGAGGAGACGCGATGATTGATCTCAGTGGACTCAATGAACAGCAGCGGCGGGCCGTCATGCACACGGACGGGCCATGTTTGGTGCTCGCGACGGCAGGTTCCGGGAAGACCACGGTGTTGACAATGCGTGCCGCACGTCTGATCGACGACGGTGTTGTCCCCGAACGAATCCTGCTCGCAACATTTACAAGGAAGGCAGCCGAGGAAATGCGGAGCCGATTGGCGATGATGATCGGCGACGAACAGGCGAAGTCGGCTTGGATTGGCACGTTTCACAGTCATTGCCTGCGAATGCTACGCATCACTCGTCGCGAGTTGGGGCTGGTGCCGTTTGAGGTGCTCGCACCCGGCCAAGCGACGAGGTTGGCGCGAGACATCTTGGCGCCGCCGGACGCTAAACATCCCTATGGGATGGGCTGGGATACGGCTCCGCAGATGCCGTTGGCATACATCAGTCGGGCAAAGGCCGATCTGTATGACGTAGATCGCGCTGAGCGCTTTCTTCGCGAACGCACAGGACTGAGCAGGGATGTGCTTCTGCGCGTGGTTGACTTCTGGCATCGCTATGAGGATGTCAAGGCACGAGCTAATCTATTCGACTTCGATGATTTTCTGCTGAGGACCTATCAGCTATTCCGGTCGAACGAACAGGTGCTGGAGCGTTGGCGCGCGGTTTGGGATTACATCCTCGAAGATGAGGTTCAGGACACGATGATCGCTCAGCATGAAATTGTAACGATGCTGGCGGCAAACCATCGCAACTACTTCGCGGTCGGTGACGTGAACCAAAGTGTTTATGGATTTCGTGGTGCGAACCCGGACCATACGGTGCAGAGTTTCCACAAGGACTTCCCCGATGGAATTATCATCAAGTTGGGCGTTAATTACCGCTCCCAGAGCCAGATTGTAGAGACTGGCGGCCGACTGATCCGTCACAACGCGGTTCCATCGGCATACACCCTCCAGCCTATCGCTGATAGGCCGGCTGGCGCTGAACCGCGGGTCATAGTGACATATGACGAGGAAGACGAGGGGAAAATCATTGCCAAGGGCATCATCCAGCAAGTAGCAGCCGGCCGGACCTATCGAGACATCGCCATTCTTTACAGGGTAAACGCGCAGTCGCGTGCAATAGAGGACGCACTGATAATGCGCCAGATACCATATATCGTGTTTGGCAGTTGTGGGTTTTACTCTCGCAAGGAAATCCAAGACGCACTAGCATATTTGCAACTCGCCCACAATCCCACTTGCGACGCCGGCGATGAGGCGCTGAAGCGCGTTGTGAATATCCCCACAATATGGTTCCGGTTGGGGGCAGAACGGAAATTCACACACTATCTCGGCAAGGCTTTCATGGAGAAACTGAACAGCATAGCGCGGCAGAATCGATGCTCGCTATGGGAAGCGCTCAGCCGTGGTTTGTTCGAGAGTTATCAGCAGACCGGAATCGAAGACTTTATGGAAATGATTCGGTCAATCCGCCATGCAGGACCGAATCCAGCAGATATGATCCGACGGGCTAGGGAGGTCGGCTATGACGCGTACCTCGCTCGCGAAGACGGTGAAGATGACTCAAATAACGAGGGGACGCGGTTCGACAACCTCGACGAATTGATTGTGTCCGCCGCCCACTTCGACAACAGTAGAGCATTCTTGGATTTCGTTACATCTCAGCAGTCCAGAGCTAAGACATTAGGCAAATATCAGAATGCGGTCCAGTTGCTCACTATTCATCGCTCGAAGGGGCTGGAGTGGCCCATAGTATGGCTCTGTGGGGTATCACTGGGACTACTGCCCCATCAGCGTTCCATCGAATGGTACGACCCCGAAACAAAACGGCATATCAGGCCCGAATCGATTGAGGAAGAGCGCCGGCTATGCTACGTCGGCGCGACCAGGGCGCGAGATGAGTTATACATTTCTGCGTTGCTGACCTATGGTATGAGAGACCTGGCGCCATCGCCATTTCTGCAGGAAATGGGATTCGAAATCCCACCTGAATACATCAAAGAGCCAGCAACCACCACACTGCCAGATTTCTAGGAGGATTCCAGCCAAGGATGGCCGCAGCAGCACCGGATTTTGAACTCAAGCTCATCAGAGGATTATCAAACGAGGCCAAGGAACTACTGGCGTTCATGGAAAGCCGCGCCGACCGTTCCGGAATGGGATCGGTGGCCGTCTGAATTACAGCAGCATGGCGAAGTGCTGGACTGCTATGAGCGCAACGGCGTAATTGTATATCGGGTTTGCAAAGATTAGGAGCACGGCTATGGCTAATCCTCAGACAGAGAGCGGCCATATCAGGATAGCAAACGAACTATATCGAGCTGCCCTGCGACTGCTACCACCCAACGAATACAAATGTTGGTCAGCGATACTCGATTTGACATACGGGTGGCGGAAGAAAATGACAGTGATTAGATATAGTCAGATCGCTGCATCCACAGGACTGTCGATGATTGCCGTAAAGCGGTCAATGCACAGGCTCCAATCATGGAATGTCGTAGTCTGCATCAGACATGATGGACAACCATCTGAAATTGGTCCCAACAAGGACTTCGACTCCTGGCGCATTACCACTGATACCGGTATCAGTGGTGATACCGGTATCAGTGGTGATACCGGTATCAGTGGTGACTTGACACCGGTATCACCAGTGATACCACACCGGTATCATCCACGATACCGCACCAGTATCACCAGTGATACCACACACCTTATTTACAACCATGTACAACCATGTAATTACAACCATGACAACCATGACGTCGATACCAATGCCGACGCACCCATTGTCTCACCTGTTGTCAAACGATACATGGCCGTATTTGGGATAACCAGAGGTGCATCCGACCGCAATGTCAGGCGGTGGAACAAACTGGCAGCAGAACTGGAACAACATCCAAATTACGATGAGGCCACGGCGTGCGCCGTCATCAGTGAATGGAAACGCCATGAATGGGATGACTACAGGTCCCGGCCTCATAATCAACACCACCCGATACCCGATTTTGGCTACTTTGTGAACTCGTCAGCCGGTACCCCGATCATCCAAGCGGTGTTGGAGGGCGCGCCGATGCCGGGATCGCCTAAACGCAATGGTGGGGGAGAAAACAACATCCCAACTAATCCCTACGAGGGCTGGTTGACACACGAGGAATACGCGCGCGTGGAGCTGATGGGGGACTAGCGGAATGACAGGCGGAATGACAGGCGAGGCTATTGATCGCACGCCCCCGCACAATATAGAGGCTGAGCAGGCAGTACTCGGTTCGATGCTGCTGGAGCACAGTGCGTTGGAGACTGGTCTGGAGATGCTCACGCCTAGTGATTTCTATCGGCCGGTGCACCAATTGCTGTTTGAGGCTCTACAGGCACTGGCTGGAGCAGGTAAGGAAATTGACATCATCACGCTCACCGAACTATTGCGTGAGCGTGGCAAGCTCAAGGACTGTGGCGGAGCAGAATATCTGATGTCACTGGTGAGCTCAGTCCCGACTGCGGCCAACATCGAATACTATGCATCCATTGTTGCCGAACACTCGACGCGGCGGCGGTTGATTGCTGCCGGCAGTCAGGTCATCGCTGCGGCATATCGACGGGATGCAGACCTCCACGAATGTGTAGCAGAGGCTGAATCGGCTGTGTTTGCTGTGGCGCAGGACCGTGTCCGCAGCGGGATCGTGCCGATGAGCGATGCGTATCGGGCCGCGTACGAGCATCTGGAACATGCCGATGGGCAGATTGGTGTGCCCATCGGTTTACGATCTCTAGCACATATCTCGTTGGGGATGCGACCGCGGGAGCTGATAGTCATTGGCGCACGGCCGCGAGTTGGCAAAACAGCGCTGGCGTGGCAACTGCTCGTCTCTGCGGCCAAGGCAGGCTATCCGGCAGCTATCGTGAGTTGTGAGATGGACGCTGAGGAACTGGCGATGCGCGACATAGCTCGCGAAACTGGAATGAGCATCTATCGGATGTTGAGTGGAGATATGGATGGAGACCAGTGGGCCAGGATTGGTGAGGCGATCAGCGTCTGCTATGGTCTGCCCCTCTACTGTGTAGATGCTATTGGATGGCGGATGGAGCGGATCGCATCGGCCTGTCGGCGATTGGTCAGGCAGGGGGTGCGAATTATCGCGATTGACCACCTCCAGGCTATCGAACCTGACGACCTACGGCAGAGCCGCGCCGTCCAAGTAGAGCGGATTGTATACCACTGCAAGGCCCTCGCCCGCCGGTTAAACATTCCCATTCTGGCACTGTGCCAGTTCAACCGGGACATAGAACGGCGCGGTCGGGATGCTAGGCCGGTGTTGGCCGACCTGAAGGAAAGTGGGGCCGTTGAGCAATACGCGGACGTTATTTGGTTGTTGTGGCGGTCTATGGATGAGACCGATACTAGGCCGGTTAGCGAGGCTGAGATAATCGTTGCAAAACAGCGGATGTTGCGACCGGGGGTAGTGCGTTGTGCGTTCGAGGGACGCAAATTCAGGTTCCTCGATCTGGACACGCATCACGATTATCCTCGGGGGGAGGAGAGCGAAATTGGAACGGCTACCAGAGTTTGACGATTGGCTGGCGCGCCGCCGAACGCCGCGGGCACATCCTATCTGGCACGACAGCCCGCGGGATTTCGCACCGGGCGTGCTGGATGACATTGACGAAATGCTCGCGTGGAGCGAGCTGGTTCGCGGGCCGCTGGACGGCGCGCGCGGGCCGCAGGAGGAGTGAGATGAGAACAATGTATACCGAATATCGCGTAACGTGGTTACGGGATATTGAGGTCCCAGCACACATCACCGAACCTGCGGTGTTTGAATCGTGTGCGGAATGGAACTGCAGCGCGTGGAGCCACGAGGCGTGCGGTAACTGTTCAATAGGAGGTGACAAATGAATGTTATCACACTGACTGAATCTGATTTCCGGCAGCCGGTCAATGGCCGCAGGCTGTACTGCGGCAGCATTGATCCTGCAGGGTTCCCTGGGGATGTGGAAATTGTCGGAGGTTTGGGAACCGTGTGGTTTCCCAAACTCAGGGCGACCGGATCTATTCGTGCATATGCAGGGACGTCGATACGCAGCACGGACGAGATTGTAGCAAGTTGGAATGTTTGGTCGGCTGGCAGCCTGAGCGCTGGCTATATGATTATCGCTGGCGCTGGAATTACGGCTGAGGGATATATCTACGCTCGCAGGGGAATTCGAGCGGGAGATTACATTTCCTCTGGCGGTAGCATTCGGACGCGCGGCAGCATTGTCGGTGGCTGGGAAGTCACAGCCAAGGGCAGTATTACGGCCCTGTCAATCACGTCGAGAGATACTATTGTGGCCGGTGGAAACATCACCGTGGATGCGGGCGTAATTGCCGGGCTGTCTATCGAGTGTGGAGGCATATTGTCAGGCGGTCGCATATTCGCGGGCGTATCGGATTTGTTGGATGACTATCCGGCGGACAAATACAAGCTTATCTCCTGCGAGCGGTTAGATAGCGGGAGAGTGTGTTATGGAGTGCTGCGAGAGCGCAACTCAGAACAGGAGCTACTATGACGAGTGTGATCTACAAACCCGGCGGGCCTGCCGGGGAATACGCGGAGTGGGCGTGTAACCTGTTCGAGGGGTGTCGGCACGGCTGCCGATACTGCTATGCGCCGATATTCCTACGCCGAACACTGTCGGCGCGGGCAGGTCGGTCGCTCACGATTGCCGAGGCGCGGAGGGCGTTTCATGAGAACTACGGGCCGCGCGCGAACATACTCCACAGGCTGGAGTTGAGCTTGCGGCGGTTCGGAGCGCGCGGGGCGAAGATATTTCTCTGCTTTACCTGCGATCCGTGCCAGAGCCGGGCTGACGTCGAGCAGATCACGGCCCCGGCAATCGAGCTGATTCACGCGAGCGGAAACTACGTGCAGTTATGCAGCAAAAATCCGCTGTTCGCGCCATTCGACCTGTTAGGGGCTGGTGACGAACTGTGGACTACGCTCACGCTCCTGGACGACGATCAGGCGTGCTGGGAGCCGAACATCGAGAACAACGCGGTGTCGTTCCGACTGGTTGCGCTGGATCGAGCGCACCGTGCCGGTATTCGTACCGCTGTGAGTTTCGAACCGGTGATCGATCCTGACCAAACGCTGGAATTGATCGCGCTCGCAGCTCCATATCTCGACCGCGCGTTCATCGGGCGATTCAATCACCTGAGTAGTTGTGACTGGCCGAGTGACGATTGGCGAGCGCGGATAGAGTCCATCGACTGGCCGCAGTTCCGCGCGGAGGCGGTCGCGTTATGCGAATGGTTGGGGCTAGAGTATACGATCAAGGAGGATTCGAGGGGATGAGAACCATTAGCGTCAATTTATGACGATTATCCGTGGGATGGAGGCCAGCTCATCTCGTGCAAACGGCTGGAGCGCGGAGATGTGTGCCACGGCGTACTGCGAGAGGCGAACAATAGGAGAGAAGAAAACGGATGAGAGTGATCGATATTGAGATTGACGGTAGGGCGGAGATGACGGGATTGCAGGTGTTAGAGGCAGTACTGCAGTCGTGGTGGTCACAGCGACGCTACCGCCGCGATGGATTTTTGGTGGTGAGGCCAGGCCGATGGCCGTGGAGCATCGAGTTCGCCCTGACGTCGCAGCCATGCGGCCTCGTATGGGCGCGCGTGACGGATAAAACGACACTTGAGCACGTGCGCACGGCGCTCATATTGTCTGCCGCGAACGCAGCGTTTATGACGCTGGCGAGGTTTGACGAGAGTCCTCAGCAGGAGGGGGAAAATGGCGTTTGAACGGTATGGTGGAGGGAGGAACCCGGCGACACTCACCATCAACTCGTCGGGCACTGCCAGGCTATCGCAGAGGGCGTTGGGCATGCTTTCCATTGGCCATTTGCCTACGCGCATTGATTGTTATTGGGACGAGGAGCGTTCCCTGCTCGGCATCAGGGCCGCATGGGGCGGCCTCCTGAAACTCAGCGTGAAGGGGCGGTTCTCGGCACGTAACCTGCTGCGCTTCATCGGCAGAGAGGGCGTGTCCGGCAATTACCCGGTCGAACTCGTCGGCAACATGCTTGTGGCGCATATCCCCATACCTGCCCCCGGAGTTGCCGAGGTAGCGGAGTTGAAAGAGAGGGCAGGGGTATGATGAGGAACTACTACAAAATCACGAACGAGCTCGAATGTCATCACGGTATGCGCTGCCAGACTGGGATGAACATTTATCCGTTCCCATTTAAATGCGAACCAGACAAGCGGGGCGGAATATATTTTGCTCGCGAGCACATCCTAGAGTTTGCTGCTCGCGGGAGATGGTTGCGCGTCGTAGCTGTTCCGCCTGGCGCACAGGTAGTGGAAGATCATCATCATCATCCGTCGCGCCAGTGGCGCGCAGACAAACTCATTCTGGGGCCTCGCAAGCGGCTCACGAAGGCCCTGCTTGCCAAACTCATCGCAGAGGGCGCGACGCTCAGAGAGCGTGCAGTACTCAACGCCATTCGTGTTTCCGATTTTCGTATGGTGCGTTGGTTAGTCGAGTTGGGCGCTCCGATTAGCGATCTGTCGCCCGACGCCGCGATTATGGCTCAGGCGGTGACGCTAGGATGTGATTTCCGATTGGTGCGATGGCTGGTAAAGCGGGGTGCGCCTATCAGCGAGTGGTGCGTGGTTGATGCCATAAAGGCCGATGAACCTGGCTTGGCGCGGTGGTTGGTGAAACATGGCGGGCCAGCTAGTCCACGGGTATTGCTGGAAGCCATCAAAGCCCGCCAAGCGAAGTTGACGCGGTGGTTAATGGAACGTGGCGTGCATCTGAACGATGACGTGTTGAGGCAGTTGATAGATGATGAAGAGTAACACCACAGTGACATTGATGCATGCAGGAGATTGGGCAAGCGATGGATGTTTGGGTGTATACAGATGGGGCTTCGCATGGCAATCCGGGCGAGGCGGGCATAGGAGTGGTGATCCGACAATACAAGGGTCGTTTCAGTCTGCGCGAGATCAGTGAGTACATTGGCTGGGCTACTGCCGCAGAGGCTGAATATAAAGCGATCATACGAGGACTGCAGGAAGCGGCCGTTCTGGGAGCCAGTCGAGTCACAATATGCTGTGACAGCACTATAATCGTCAATCATATCAATGGTCGTATGCAGGCACATACGCCAACTGAGCGCTTACTACTCAGCGAGGTGCTTGATCTGATGGCCGGATTTCAATCTGTCCGCGTTATGTGGATGGATCGAACGAAGAATAGTGAGGCCGATGCGCTTGCAACCGCCGCCATCAAACAGCACCATGACGATCGATATAATTCAAGTCACTACGCGAACCTCTATCTGGGATCATTAGTTCGCGGATTGCCTGAGGGGTCGAATATAGAGAGATGGGACGGCTGGGTCGTCCGGATGCCCCATAATGCTAAGACGGTTATCGGAACCGGCTCAACTCCAGAGGCAGCGATTAAAGATGCCCAACTACAGATAGCGAGATTGATGGATGAGAATCAGCGAAAGCGAGTACAAAACTCTTTTGGCCGGCAAAAGCGAGCGTCCCAAACGTTGCCGGACCAAGAAGCCATTAATGGAACCTGTCGGCGTCTTACTCGAACCGGGATACGTGCTCTTGGCCTTGACTCTACCGCCGAGTAAAAACCGGGAGCCGTCGCATCGGTGGGCGCGCTATCGGTTGAAACAGGAGTGGGAACGGCTTGCGTATCAGGCATGGCTGGCGGCGGGCCTGCCGCGGTTCGATGCGGTCGAAATCACACCGCGATTCTGCGTATGGCAGTTGCGCGATGCCGACAACAACAACTCGCTGGCGTTCAAGGGAATTATAGACGGGCTGAAGGGCCGCCTAGTGCCGGACGATTCGACGCGGTTCCTGACACTGGCTCCTGATGTATGCGAGGTGGACCGCCGCTTACAGCGGCTGGAATTGCATATCCTCGCAGTCTGAGCAGTCTGATTGGTGACGTATGACTGCGATAAGTAGAATGAAATCAAACTGGGGGCATACCACGTGATCGAAATGCAGGAGTTCAATGAATCCCAAGTGCCGGATGGATTCACGATTGCAGCACTGCATCCAACTGAGGTGCGGTTGCTACGGCTGCTGAAGGACTTGGAGTACGGCAGGTTGGACGGAGAATTAGCACGGATCAATGTGCAGGCTGGCTACCCAGTGAGTGCAGAAGTCCGCTACTGCGTCTCAGATTCTCCTAGCATCACAGCAACGAAGCAAATCCGGTTGGACAAATGATACCTAAGGATTCGATGCGATTCCGGGAAGCCCCGGAACTGCGGGCGATAGCTGAAAAGTTGAAGGTTTCGCCCGCTGTGATGTGGAGAATCGCTCACATCGATCTGGATCGTATCGGGTTTCTATACGAATATACGTGCGACGTGGTGCATGTTCCAGCATATTGTCGGAGGGTCGTGCAACCATACAAGCAGTTTTTGGAGGAACAGGGGCGGAGATGGGATTGGATCATCGAAGTGTATGGATGGCATGCTGAGGACAAAAGCGTTGAGTGGCTACAAATTCTGCTGTATCACCAACTTCGTCACATAGGATATGATGGCAAACTCGTCGAACACAATGTCGAGGATTTTGGGGATATACTCGCCGAGTTCGGAATAGATTGGGTGGCGGACACAGACCCGCTGCCGGACATAACGAAACTGCCAGCAAAATACTGATAGGCCGAGAGGACCAACCTTAAGCCGAGGTACTCCCAGAAATGGGGGCGCTTCGGCTTTTGTCGTTTACAGTGCTTTCCATGTTCAGACGCAAGGGGCCAGTCAAATACGAGCGACCCGGCAAGCTCACCGATGAACAGCGTGAGCTGGTATTGAACTGCCTTGCGTGTCGAATGGCAGGCCAACGCATTATCGAATACCTCCAAGCGGAGTTTGGGGTAACCGTCAAACATCCCGCGATATGCTACTACAAGCGCGTCTATGCTGCTGAGATTGCCGCTCGTCGAGAGCGGTATCTCGCGGAATCGAAGGTCATCAACCTGCCATTTGTAGCCCAAGCTGATCGATTGGCGGAATACAGCCGCCACGTCAGCATCGAATTGAGGCGGGGGCGACTACGGGAGGCCCGTGAGGCGCTGCGGTCCATAGCTGAGGAGACGGGCGAACTGAGACAAACCAGAGATGTCAACATCAATGCCAGTCAACGAACAACTGCTGAGCTGCTTGAAATTGTGCGCGGCGCATTGGGGGGAACTGACGCCGATACAGCAGGAGGCGGCGGCGGAGCTGGCGAGGAGATACCAGGCCCAGCGGGATAAGGCCAGTCTGAGTCTATCTGACTGGGTGTATCGATATTCGGCTCTGAAGGTCGGTGCGAATTGGCTGCCGTTCAGTTTTGACGGCCATGAATATCTGCGGGAGCTATATTGTGACCCGCAGCCAATAGTGATCCTTGAAAAAGCGGCTCAGATGGGCGCATCGATCGTGGCGATCAACCGGGCTCTGCATTTTGTGGATACGACGGGCGGAACGGTGATCTACTTTTTTCCGACGGACACGGACGTGGCGGATTTCTCGAACACGCGCGTCAAGCCGATGATCGAGCGGTGCGAATATCTGTCGGACCAGTGCAACGACATCAACAATGTGCATGTTCGGCAGATCGGCATGGGTCTGCTGTATTTCCGTGGGATGTTTGCCAAAGGGCGGACGAAGAGCATCCCTGCAGATTTCACCATCTTCGATGAGTTGGACGAGGCGAAGCCGGAGCACAAAGCGCAGGCACTGGAACGAATGAGTCACAGTGCATGGGGGTGGCGAATGGAACTATCGACGCCTACCATTCCGGACTACGGCATAGACATCGAATTCGCACAATCCGATCAGCGCTACTGGCATGTCGCATGCGGCTGCCGCGAGGGTGTCGTGCTGGAGGATGTTTTCCCCGAATGTATCGGGGTTCGGCACGAGGGCACGGATCGTGAGGAGGTGTTCCTGCGGTGTCCGCGGTGTGGCAAGATTCGGCTGAACCCGTGCGAATATGCAACGGTCGGCGAGTATCGGGGTTGGATTCCGAAGCGGCCTGAAAATGCGAGGCATGCCCGCGGTTATCATCTCTCGCAACTGTTCTCGACAACACCAGCGTGCAGTCCGGCGGCGATCTGGTATAAGTTCCGGCACACTCGCGACATTCCGGAGTTTTATAACTCGGTGTTGGGCGTGCCGTATGCCGGCGATAGAATGCCGTTGACTCTGGATGTGCTCGCGAAGTGCCACGGCGATTGGGGATTAGCTCAGACTGGCACTCGATGCTACATCGGAATCGACCAGGGCGCAGACAACTATGTGATTGTCAAGCAGCGGGATCCGAACACGGGGGCCGGGAAGGTGATTAACGCTGTGGTTGTCGAGGGTCCGAACCCGTGGCCAGCAACGGTAGAGATATGCAAGCTCTACCCGGATGCCGCGATAGTCGTCGATGCGCTGCCTGAAAAAACCCAAGCGCGCGCTCTCTGTCAGCTATTTCCAGGACGGGCGTATATGTGCTACTACACCGACACACAAAAGGACGCGGTCGTAGTAGATGATGATCCGAATGAGCCAGACGCCGGAATGAAGGTTACCGTCCATCGGACAGAGACCCTAGACAGAGTCATAGAAATGCTGCTGTGGACGGCGCAGGGACGCCCCGACGGGATCATCCTGCCCAACGCACAATTACCGATATGCAAGGAGATCAAAGACCATTTGGCAGCATTAGCGAAGATCCGGCGCCGCAGGGTAGTCAACATCGGCGGCGTACAGCAGGAAACCGGGGAAGTGGAATGGGTCTATGTGCATATCAAACCCGATCACTTCGCCCATGCGCTGAACTATGCAACGATAGCGGAATCCGTGCCTGTCAACGTTGGATGGGCGGGATTTATGTAGGAGGACAATATGGCAACAGCGATTGTTGGTGGAGGGGAACGTTATGTAGGCAAAACGGCCGTCTCGCTGGAGGGAGAGACGGTTGTATCGGTACGCGTGCCCGCGGGCGCGAACGCTGCCCGGATCAATCCGCAACTATTCAGCAGCTCTGACGGAATGGTGCTGCTGGCGCGAGACGCCGAACCGACTCTGGGTGCGAACGAGCTGATGATGGGCAGTGGTGATGTGTGCATGGATTGCTATCGCCCTGGCACAGAGATACAGTTCCGGTTGGTTGATTTCATGACTGGGGCAGATATGGCAGGGGGCGAGCACGATTACATAGTTGTCGTGTTCTACACCAATATCGCGGGCCGCAGAAGTGGAGGTGCTTAAATGCCAGAAGGAAATGCTATGGGTTTCAGGGGTTCAATTATTGCCAATGCGACGCTGGAAGGCGCCGTGGAGATTGCAAGGGCTGAGATAGCCGAAGCTCCGGTGGCTGGTGATGCTACTGGTGAGATAACCGGTGAGGTCTCTATTGCTGAAGCAAATATTGCAGGTGATGCCAATATCGCGGCTATCGAGACCGCTACATTCAATGCCCCAGCGCCAATTTTGCGCTGGGAAACGTATAGTGGCGAGTTCGATGATGAGGGCGATCAGGTTGCATTCAGCGAGGCGGCAGCCGTGATAGAGATCGAAAACCTCTCCGAGACCAATCTCATTGCGTTAGATACCTCCCCTGATCCGCTGACGCCGCCATCAATACCGACTCCGCCCAGCACGCCAGGCGCGTGGACGCAGGAGTCAAATTCCGTCCCCGCGTTCGCAACGCTGCGGCTGGAGGGCACGATCGGTTCGCTGGCATTCTGCGCGCCTGCAGGCACGACTGTCGCTGTGCGTGTGCGGGCGGGATTTACGACGGAGGCACAGTGATGGGAGACAGAATCGCGTTGACCAAACCGAGCGAACCCGCTGGTGCAGTTGCGAGGGCGGTCGCACCAGTGTGGGCGATACTGGGGGCGACTGTTCAGCAGACAGTGAAATTGGCGGCTGCTGGCGTGACCAACCGCGTCAACATCACGTTGATAGGGAACTGGGTTCCGTCCGCATCATCGGCGAAGGATTTCACAGACCAGCCATTCGTGCTTGCCTACCCATCCGGCGTCCTGATCGTCTGGTGTACGTTTAGCGATAACCAGGCGGCCATTAGGATCGGCGATCCCGATTCAACAGCGGGAGAGTTCGTTTTGAAACAGGGGATGAATGTGTTTCCCTACCTGATGACTGATACGGAAATCGAAATTGCGGGCGTCACGATCCCAGCAAATACCGATGTTACCGATCCGCTGGTTGGCTATCTGGCAACACCTGCATTCAGCGGTGCGCAGGAGATCATCATCAGCGCACCGGGGATAAACGTCAATGCGTGATCTATCACCGGCATTCACAAACTGGGGAAATCTGCGTGCTGATGCGGCCATTGGAGGTTCGCCCAACACGAAAATCGTGGTCAATGCGACCCTGCCGGATTCGTCGCAGGGGTTGAAACTAGTTGTTACCGATGGTCAGACAACGGCACAGTATATCCGAATGTACTGTTACAGCACGACAGCACTACGGTTCAGGTGTCCGCTGTGGATCAGCTCATTGACCTCGGCCACAGTATGGGATTTGGTGCAGTTCGGTACGAGAACGCGGTTGGGCGTCGGCTGGGATTTAGGTTATTTGGCTAGAATCGCCATCGTTCCAGAGGGCACGGGGCCGACCTGGACACAGTACAAAATCAAATTGACTCTGCGCAGGGATGCTACTGATTGGGTAGGTGCGGTTGAACTGTTCAGTGGCGTTTTGAACGTCGGCACAAAATATATCGTAGACGCCTATTTTGATCGCACCACTGGCAGTGGCACACTCTCGATTGACGGCACACCCGTCGCTACCACAACCAGTGCTCCGACGGGTTCTCTGGCAATAACTTGGATCGCACTGGGGCTGGTGACGTGTCCAGGCAACGTAACCGCATACGTCGGACAGATTCAGCAATGGATGGACGCTACCGGGCCAAATGACGACACTGTCTCCGTGCAATGGGTGCGACCCAGATCACTCAACATCGATTCGGGCACACTGGTTATCGATGTGCAGGGGGATCGCCCGCTGTCCGCGTGCCGGATCGAATACGGTTACGGCAACTACAACAGCACGGCGAACGGCGTAGGGGATGCGGCCAACCGCCGATTCGCATGCACGTTGACTGGCATCATTCCGGGGACTCTGCAGTACCGAGTTGTCGTGACTGACCAATCACAGAATGAGGCTACGATCAGCTCGTTCTATGGTAAACAATTCGAACTGAGAATTCCAGGCCGCGGCGAACCGGTATTTGCGATTGCTGGAGGGGACGTCCATAATACGACCGCAGCTCGGTCGATAATGGACTACGCATTTTCCAGGTTTGAGAGGGCAGCCGGGCGTCCAGCCCATCCGATAGGCCGACCGCATCTGTGGCTGGATACAGGCGATTCCCTGGAACAGAACATCACGGTGGCATCTACCAGCTATGCATTTACCGATCCCTACGATGCCTCGTTGTCGTTGGCTAGGGTAACAATGGGATTTCTGCCGAGGGTAATCAGCGAGAGCGTGCCGGGCAACCATGCAACCACGTTTTATGATTCGATAAACCAATTTCCATCGTCACTCGGAACGCCGTCGCTGATAGGCGATTGGGCCATATTTGCCTATCAGGACCTATCTGAAATCACGCAGCAGCAACTGGCCAGCTTGGAGGCAGGGTTTGCCAATTGCAACCGTGAAAAGAAACTCCTGTTAATGCACATACCATTGGTTGGACTACCTCCAGCATCGGATTCGGTCGGATCGTGGTCATGGACAACAGCGCAGGCGATCCTGAATCTGTGCGCCAAATACGGCGTCGCGATTGTATGCTCCCACTACCACCGCACATTTTATGACCAGGTCGCCGTCAATGTCGATGGTGTAGACAAATGGGTTAGCGTCTGCTGCACACCCCGGTTCGTTGTTGGTGGCACAGATGCATACATGTCGTACGCCATACCGAACCCGAACCCCTACGACACACGGGATTATACGATCAGGCGTGGGCAGCGTGCGACACGTTACGCATACGGTGACGGTGCGGCGCAGGGCTGGTTGGAGCTGCGTGACAATGGTGATCAGATATTCGCTGCAGCGTACGACTGCATTCGCAAAACGACGGCGACCGTGCTCATCGATGACACGGTAGCGCGGATAGCCAGACAGGCATGGGCAGTGTCGTTCAAAACCAATCAGATCGCGACACCACCCAATGATTGAGACGTGAGCGCGATGACATTAGAACCTGGATGGCGGGAAACACAAAGCGGATTGGCTGTGCCAGCGGATGCACTGCGGGACCGCGATATATGGACGCCGGAGTTTCGGGCGTTTATGCGAGCGATTGACGAACACCTGCCAGAGGTGCAGGAGTGGGTGGCAAAGAGCCTGGCCGCGCGCGGTCCTCAGACACAACCAGCCCCATTCTATCACTTCCTCAGCAGCTATTCAGGCATCAAGGAGCCGTTTGCAACCGCAGGGTTGTCGCATGAGACGTTGCGAACAATGGCGTATCGGTGTCCCATAACATCCGCTATCGTCTCAACACGCATCGACCAAGTGGCTGCGTTCTGCCAATTGCCGGAATCCAAGAGCGATGCGGGATTCCGCATCGCCTTGCGCGATCCGGAATTGCAACCGGATAGAGATGACCGGCGAGAGATGCGCGAACTGGAGGATTTTATCCTGGAATGTGGGTTGCCGGAGGCTAATGAAATTCGGCCCCCGCTTACATTCGAGCAATTTATTCGGTCGGTATTGCGCGACAGTCTCGAACTCGATGCCCTTGCATTCGAGGTTATTCCCGGAGCGAATGCAGAGAAATACCCCTGTGTCGGATTAATGCCCGTCGATGCTGCACAAATACGTCTAACTCAGCCCGAACAGTACCATCCCAAGCGGTCAGGGGTTCGGAACATCTTTGCCGTGCAAATGCAGCATGGGCAGATTACCGCGGAGTATACCGCCGAGGAACTGGCATACGGCGTGCGAAATCCGTGCACCAACGTGATGAGGGCGGGTTATGGAACCAGCGAACAGGAATGGACGCTACATATCATAACGTCGATCCTGTTCGGCATTGCCTACAATGAGAACTACTTCACAGGTTCGGCGATACCGCCCGGAGTGCTCAGCATTTCAGGTAATCTATCTCCTGAGATGCTGGAGGGATTCAGGCAGCAATGGCAGGCTCAAGTTGGCGGGCCGGGCAACTGGTTCAAGACGCCGGTGATAAATACCAGAGATGGCGCCGGCGTCAGCTACGTCAAATTCAGGGATTCTAACAAGGACATGGAGTTCCACCAACTCCTGGCGTTCTACATTACCATCCTCTGTGCAAACTATCGGATGCATCCAGAGGAAATTGGCATGCAAAGTTGGGCGCCATATCGCACAACTCTCAACGAGGCAAACCCGATAACTAGGATTCAGTCGAGCCAGGATCGGGGATTGAAGCCCATCCTCAAGTTAATAGCCCAACTCATCAACTCGAAGGTCATCTGGCGATTGTATCCGGACCGCAAATATGTCTTCGAGTTTGTCAACATCAACGAGATCGATGAAGAGCGGGAATTGCGAATGCGGCGGGAGCGGTTGGAAGCCGGTCTATCACTGCCTGAGCACGAGATTGCGGATATGGACGGGAAACAGCATCCATACGCCAAGGTTCCAATCAATCCCTACATGTTCCAAGCATGGCAAATGCAGAATTCGATGGAATCGCAGCCAGAACGCGATAACAATACTGATAAGCCAGAGGGTGATGAGAAGAAGGGCGAGGATGGCGAGAACGACGAATCTGCACCACGCCTTCTAGGGCTGCATAAGAGCGGTAACGTTGTGGAGGTAGAAGTCGATGACTACTAGTTGTATCCATCGACCGCGAATCCGGCGCGGTATGCAGTGTAATTGTCTGGAATGCCGGACTGCGCGCATTACGGCGCTGGAGGCCATTGCCAACCAATGCATTACATGCAGCGGACAAATGGCCACGGATGCCGCCGGACAGGTGACGTGCGCTAAAGGAGAGCAGGATTGTCCGGTGCTGGAGTTATGGCGCCGCGCACTCACACGAGAAATAGAGCCTGCAGATGTGACACCCATTCTGGCCGAATTGGTTTTCAAACGAATCAGGGAATTGCCGCGCCTGCGCGGAATCAGGGTTCTAATCATCGGTGATGAGAAATGCGGTGGAGAAGTGTGCAGCATAGTCGAAAAAAACACCGACGCAACGGCTGAGCTTCATATCCTAAACAATGACTCCGAACTGACTAAGGCGCTGATGAATGCGGCTGAGTCGGGCTACGACGTGATTTGCCTGCTATCGATGCTGAGCGAGTTGCCAGCAGGTATCGAAGATGCGGTTGTGGCGGCATTGGAATCGAATGCTATTCTGATTGCGCCATCCCGCCATACTCGCATGCTGGACGTACCAGCGCGACTGCCAGGAGTTATTCCAATCGTTGCCACAGGACGACGAGGCCGAGACCATACGGGCCTATATAGCGCGGCAGCGGAATTGGTCGCACAACTGGCATCCGACCCGGATGTCTCACGGCTGGAATCAACTATCACAGTCGGCGGCTGTGTTTTCCGCGTCGGTCATATGGGAGCATGACGGTGGCCGTCGTCAGGTTTAGGGGGTTGGACAAACCAGGAGCGGCTTCCGCAATCGCAAAGGCGCTCCGCGCCGTGCAGCCTCCTAATATTCGAGAACTTGCCCATGAAGCATTTGATTTCCTATCAGACGAGGTAGCTGGGCGCTTGCAACGTCATCTCGCCGATTATCGTGATCCTGAAAACCCAACGCCGCGCACCCGCGCGGAGTGGTGGATGAAGCGAGAGATACGGTTCTTCTATGCGGCGGCATACAGAGAGGGCAGGCACGCAGCGGGCGATATGAGGCCACTGGATACAGAGGATGAGAAGCTGCTACGAAGGATGCGCCTGGGGGAATATCGTTATCTGCGTGGATTTCTCGACGACATGGATGCCGGGCGCGGCAAAATGAACTATCGCCGTCGGATGCAGATGTATGCCGACGCAGTTCGAGGGGCATTCTGGCTGGGATTTGTACGTGGCAACCGCAGCAATCGACGCAGGATTCGTTGGGTCTTTGATCCGGAGGCCGAACACTGCAAGACATGCGCAGAACTCAATGGGCGCGTCTGGACTCCACGCGCATTCCTGCGATGGTATGCCAAGACACATATACTGCCGCAGAAGGGCTGCGAGTGTCTGAGTAACTGCAGGTGTCATCTGGAAGAGTTCTTCGTATGAGGAAGCCGACAATGTATAGTTCTCGCGCAGAACGCCGGCGGCAAGCTCGGCCCCAATGGCGAGCAGCTAGGCGAGTGATAAAGAAAATCAACCGACACAGGCGTTTGGCAGGATTGCCACCGATCAGGCCGTAGGGCAATAGGAGAGATATGAAGGCGACCCCATTTGGATTGACTTTGGAAAGGCCGGAATCGAGCACACCCGTAATAGTTGGTGACTTCGGCTTCGTTTTCACGCCTCTGTTCAAATCCAAAGCGGAGAAGGAATGGTGGGAGGACGCCAAAGTTGGTGATGAGCGCTGGATCACAATTCATCCCTCTGAGGATTCTGACAATTATCGTCACGTAAAAGTGCGGCTCCGTCCGGGCGGCAAGTGGCGCATTGTTGCCGGTGGAACCAACCTCGAACATCAGGAGATCGTTCCGAAGCATCGGTTGACGGACGAGGAACGTGCCGAGTACGATCGCCGGAAGGCAGCACGCGAGAAAGCCCGTCAAGAGCGGTTGGCGGCCCAAGAGCGGTTGGCGGAAATTCGCAAACAGCATGAGCACGCAATCGCAGAGGCTGCAGGTATATCAACCGAGTTGCCAGAGGAAGCCAAGGCTGAGATAGAACGCAGAGCGGATAAGCTCAAACTGGAGGGAAGCCAGCGATCAGCATTCATCGAAAAACAGCAAGCGAAAGCCCAGCAGGCTCATGAGAAATGGGTTTCGCAGGCTGTGCGATCACTGGTAGCACAGTCAAGGTCGGTCGTCTTCGCGGAGAAACCAGAGGAGGAGCTACGGACAATCCACCAAGCTCATGAGGAAGCTGAGGCTCAAAAGAGGCGGCTGGCCGAACGGCTCTTTGAGGCGAGGTTGGCCGCTGCTGAGAAGGGAGAACCGGCAGGACTGACCGAAGAAGCCAAACCGGAAAAAGGGTTAGATAGGGCTAAGAGTGAGCCTGAAGAGGAACCCGTCTACAGGGCACAGAGCATGCCGGTCATTGCTGCGGTCGATATGGCTCAGAAGTTGGCGGCATTGGCTAAGGAATCGGAACACAAACTACGCGAGGCGCGGCGAGACCTACCGAAACTGGCAGAGGACCGCATTTCCGGGACTGAGGCGTTAGAACAATTTACAATTTCAGCAGAGGCTGCAGACCCTGCTGCTGCTGAGCGAGAACTACTCAAGGAACGCGAAGATCGACTTCGCTCACAACTCAATTCCACTCTCGTCAGCATTGCTGATGCAACATATCGAGCCGACGATACAGGCTACGACCGGTTCGGTAAGAAGCAATTTGACGTTGCGCGCGCACAGGTCACCGGTGCGTTGGATGCGATTACTGGCATATCGAAGCACTTCTTGGGTAGCAGCTTTATGGACCGTCCCATAGTCGAGGCGCTAGGAATCGACGGTGCTGCGGCATTGGCGGCGGGTGAGATAATTCGGCGGCGGGGTAAGGACGAAGCGGCACGGATACTGGCAGAGATCGAGGCCTACCAGAGCGAGGCGTCACATGAGATAGCCGAAACGGCGCTCAGCCGGCACAACGAGCTAATGGAGGCCAAACGGACTCTGCAGGACATGGCCAAAAAGCCCCTAGTGGATGACGATGGCAATCTGATTGCTGAAAACCTTTCGGAGACGGCAGATTGTGTAGCGCTCTATGGAGAACTTACCGCGGATGCGCTCAGGCATGTAGGGACCGCGTTGGGCAGCCTGCAGGCGTCGGCGTCATTGATGCGGCTACTCTCAGACGCAATCGAAGGCGGCAAGAAACTCGATAGTCTTCACATCGCGTTGCGCGATCCGGACGACGCCATGCGCATTGATCGCGCATTGCGACTGCATGGGCGCTTCAGGCTCGAAGAGGTTGAGGGTGGAACCTCAGCTATGGTCATATCTCCGAGCGCCCTGAGCCGATACCTCAAAGAGGCCAAGGCCGAACGTGAGGTGGACGAACAGGTGCGTTCTCTGCAGGAGGGCAACCAACAGGTTGACGTCCACAAGACCCCCACGGGCTGGCGATCTGAATATGTTGACGAGGACGGCGAAAAACATAAGTTCGTATGGAAGGAAGGCCAAGCGCGCGCGCTGCAGTTTGCTATGCTCAACAGCACCCCAAACGGCGGAGGGGCGGTGATCGATCTCGAGGTCGGCGGAGGCAAGACCGCTTTCGCATTCGGCTATTTCGGGACTCTCAAAGAACGTGGTTGGATCGGAGAGGGTCGGCGCGCATTGTATGTAGCACCCCGCGAGTCGCTGGCAAGCCAAGCCATTGACGACTGCCACAAGTTTACGACCTATACTGTAGATCGGATCGGCGGCGGCAGCAGGTCGCATGAAGACGAGATCAGGAGTCGATATGCAGGTAAGGGTTTTATCTCGGTCGTGACGGCGCAGACGTTGGCGGCTGACGTAAAGGCACTGTACAATATGGGCATTGACCCTTCAAAGTTCTTCTCGGAATTGGGTTACGATGCCATTGATCTTGATGAGGCACACACACTGGTGAGCGGACTGTCGGGGGCGGGGGCGACCGGCCGGAGTGTGCGAAAGCTGCGATTGAAATACAACGTGGCTATGACAGGCACGCTTGCGACGGACGCCGTATCACAACCATTCGACATGGTGAGGTGGGCTGTAGGCAACAAGGTGGACTCCCGCGCGAAGATATTGCGCAAGTATGGCGAGGTCGGGCAGGGAACGGAAGCTTGGCAAGACGCCGTGAATGCCGATGTACGGGCTCAGATTGACCGCTATACGTTCCATGGATCCGGCAACATCGAAGCGAAACTCCATTCTGTTGAGCATAAGGTCAATCTCAGCCATCAGCAACGGGCTGCATTGCGCGATGCCGATGCGGCAGATAAGAAGCGCCGGCAACAAGCAATGGCGTTGGCACGACGCAAGGGCCGGACATCGCTGGACTCCGTGACGAAATTGAAGTTGGCCGACGAGCGGAACCGCGAGGTATATGAGATTCTGCACAACCGGGATTGGAGAACGAATCCGCGGCTGCAGGAGATCAGCAGACTGATTGCTGGCAACCCAGATAAGAAGTTCATCATTATCGGCGACACTGCACAATCCCTATCCGGCATCCATGCTGTAGCGCAGATGTTGGCTGACCAAGGATTGGGTGATAACAGTGTGCTGTTTGCAAGCAGAACTCCAGATGGCAGGCCTATCAGCCAGAAGCAGATGACTCGGTTTCAGGCTCGGTTTCAGATGGACCCAAATTGCCGGTTTGCAGTATTGGCCGAACCGCAGGCTGTTGGTAGAAATTTGCAAGCCGCCGATGTTGTGATTTATCTCGATGTGCCTCCCAACGCAGCGTCTCGAAAGCAGCGGCGTGGGCGGGCTTGGAGAACTGGGCGGAGGGGCGACGTTACCGAAATACAGCTCTGGACAGACCAGAGTTCGTTTGACGTAGCGCGCAAACTCAACGTTGCTCGGACCGCCGGAATGCTGGAGGCCGTCAGCGGCAAGTAGCGCGCCTAAAGGGCGTGTTATGAACTTATGTGGGCGTGAGTTGGAGGGGCAATTGCAGGCATTGATGCTAGATGGCAGGATAGGGCGCGAGGACGCAGTCAACAGGCTGATGGAGCTCAATCTGGATCGCGCGCTCAGGATTGCTCGGCGTTACGCAGCCAACAATCATGGTCTACGTGAGGAATTGGAGGGAGCTGCCATCGATGGCCTGATACGAGCGGCCGAGCTTTTCGATCCTAATCGAGGTGTGCGATTCTGGACGTATGCGGAACGGAAGGTGCGCAGTTGCATACGAGGATGTTTCCGCAAACGATTGGCAGTGCCAATAGGTTTGCTAATTGACGATGGATTGGCGTATCCATACGACGAACTTCCGACTTTCAACGATGAGCAGGTTCGGCGATTGGCGGCTAGAATGCTGTACGAGGTGGGCATACGGCCGCATCCTGCGGCAGTGAGTGCTCTGTTCGGTGATATGACCAAGCGCGAGGCGGCGCGGGCTATCGGAATGAACTATGACGTATTCCGTCGGCGACTGAAGTTGATATACCGGACTAAAACGGCGATACGGTTTCTCAAATATGTGGAGACGAACTGATGATTGGAAAGCTGTTGGGGGAATTGGCCTTGCTGCAAACGGATGCCGAACAGGCTGAGGATACAATCGATGGCCTAATGGAACGCATCGATAGGGCCATGGCATGGGTGTCGGAAGAGCAGGAAGCAGCTCGGAAGGCCGGCCAACATATGCTCTATCAGCAGCGAGTAGCCGAGGAAGCGGCGCTGAATGCCGCGTATCAGCGGCTGAGCCAAGCCAAGGGCAGGATGATATATGGTGGAGGTAGCTCGGATGCCAAGCTGGCTTCAAAAAAAGGATGAGTTTCGATGGGAGTATGCAAAGCGGATCGTAGAGGATGAGTATGGGCCTTTCGATGACGGCGAGCAAACTCGTAAGTGGAAACTGGTGATGGCAGTATTCAAGAAGCTCGGCGGCACAGTTGATAAGAGCTTGGAACCGCTTGTGCTCCGCCTCATTAAATCATACGTCAGGGGTCACTATCGAACGCTGAAAGATGGTTCGCGGGTGTGGGTTCGACCCTATACCAACCGTAAGACGCGCAAGGCAGACGAACCTGATTATCATCATCCCATCGGCAAACGACTGCGCCAGATCGCGGCCAAGGCGGCTCGGCAAATGCGCCCCCTCCAAGTTCCAGCAATGGAAATCAAGAAGGACTGGACGGGCCAACCACTGGAGCAGTCGGTAGGCGATCCGAGGCGTCTGTGGAATCTGCAGACACAGAAGGTTGCCGGCACTGATAACGTTGTGTTTGTCGGAATACGGGAGGCATTTCAGAACTCTCTGGACGCGATGTTTGAGGCGATGCGTAGAGGTGAGATCAAGCGCGGCGAATTTCGCGTTGATTATGATGTGAACGCAGGCACGTTGTCGATCAGCGACAATGGCATCGGCATGGATGAGGACACCTTTCGGACGAAGTTCATGGTTCTCGGCGAAACCGGCAAGGCCGGCCAAACGGAGGCCGTAGGCGGTTTCGGAATGGCCAAGGCGTATATATTAGGTATGGTTGATCCGTCGCTACCTGGTGCGCGGTGGACAGTACGCACACGTGATATTGAGGCGACGTCGGAGATGGCTGATCCGAAGACGCCACCCGCCGAACGTGACATCAAACGGGGTCTGCCCAACCAACAGGGCGTAGTGTTGAAATTTGAGGGTATTGAAAAGCGGGCCTTCGGATGGAATCTGGAGGAAAAGTTGTCGCTATTGCTGGGATTGACCGACACTGGCGGCAAGGTAGATATGTATCTGAACGGCAAGCAGGTTCAGCCACCGTTTACCGTTTCAGAGGATTGCGAGAAACCATTGGATTCTCCAATGGTGCCTGAAGGTACCAACGTGCGATGCTATTTGCCGGAAGGGGACCGGCCGCGAGCTATCACACGGCTAAAAAGCAAATATGGCTATACGATGCTCCAAACAATCGAATGGAGTGGAAATTTGCCCTGCTTCGTCGTTATGGACATTGATACCAAGTGGAGGCCGGGCGATCCTGAGTATCCCTATGAGGATAGTCGCCTCCATCTCAAATACGATAGTCCATTGGCCAAGTTGATGGAAGCAGTGACGACTCAACTCAAGATGGACCCATATTCTGCAACTAGCAAGAGTGAGTACCAAACCCAAGTGTTTGGCGCCACTGGTGGTGCGATCATCGATGAGCAGGATCGGCAAGCAAAGCGGGCGATTGCTACCGATCCAACTATGATGAATGCTACGAAAGAGGTTGCAGAAATTCTGCGGAATGTAGGCGCTGCAGCGGCTCCACATTTGAGTGAGCGCGATGAATCCGATCCCACGGCGTCCAATATCCGCGCAGCGTCGATGGCCTCTCGTATCATTGGGCTAGGTAGATCGGATGATAGCATTCAATATGCCGGCACCAGTCCAATAGGAAGAAGTTTTGTGGTCAGAATAGCAAACGGATACGAGGCCGGAGAGAAGTTCCGCATAGATAAGACAGCGCTTCGGCAGTTAATTGCATGGGATAGCATCTGCCGGATAGTCGGCGCGCAACTGATTAAGGTGGGAGCGCTTATGGATGTGGACTTCAAGCCGGGCTTTGTGCTGAAGGGCGATATTAAGGCGATGAACACTAAGCTGGAATACGATCAAGAGATCGCAGAACGAATCGGTGTCCCACGAGAGCGAGTGCTGTTATTCAATCCGCTATTCGTGAAAGGTGATTCTCCCGAAGCTCGGGCGATGTGGATGCGAGATGAAGCCTGCCATGAGTTTGCCCATTTCTTCTGCGGAATGCATACTGAGGAGTTCACGGCAGCCGAATCAAACGTACGGGAAGCAACACTGCCCGTAATCGGTGATATACTGCGCATTGGGAAGCTGCTACTACGAACTAAGGCAAAGCAAACAAAACCAGACGACGGCAGCGGTCGGCTGGAACTGTCCCTGAAGTCGATACTGGAGGGCAATTATGCGATTCGATGATATGGATGGGTTCCATAAGAGCGTGAACGAATATGCTGCGTTTCTGCTCGACTACGATGCAGTAGTCAAATATCTCCATAAGCGGGCTGAGTACATAGCGGCGAAATGCGGAGATAGCAAGATCATTGAACCGCTCGCCGATGAAATTACGGAACTCGCCATAGGCGCATTTGGTATGGGATGCACCGCACGCGAGATTCAGTCGATTCAAGAAAAAAGTGGGAGTTGAGTAACAATGGGCACCGTTTTTGTAATGCCGCTGTCAAAGGGTGCTGCGTTCGACAGGCTGGCTGAGGAAGTGGCGCGTGAGTATGAAGCGAAGGGCTACTCCAGAGAGCATGCGTTGGAGATAGGCAGGGCAGTCGCGGGCAAAATTGCGCGGAAGAAATGTAAAGCCGGACGGCGACGGCGGCGAAAGAGTTTGGCGCCGATGCTGATTCTGCCCTTGGCGAAAGGTGGATGGCCGGGGATGCCACGATATAAAGCAATCAAGGCAAAGTATCCGAACGTCATTCTGCTATTTCGTCGGGGTAGCCATTGGATGGCATTCGGCTCAGACGGCAAGTTGGTTAAACAAGTGTATGGTGCACGTATCGTACCTCAGAAGGACGTAGATCGTGTTATTGATACCTTGCAAAACCAGGGCCATCAAGTGGCACTTTGTGGTCTGATTGCCAGCAAGCCATTGGCGAAAGGTTTGGAGAAGCCGGTTAATGTCAGGCAAAGGACTAATACCGACTTAGCGGTTTCCTCGCCATACAATGCGAACTTCATCAAAGACGTAAAGCGGTTGCGAGGTGCCAAGTGGGATGTTGAAAATCGTGTTTGGGTCGTTCCGGCCGAGCATAAGGAAAAATTATTCAAACTGCTAGCTACACACTACAAGTGGAATCCAGAAGACCACCCCCGCGTACCAGCAGGAGTTCCAGAAGGGGGACAATTCGCAGAAAAAGGCACTACGATATTCCGGCCCCCATATAGTGATGCATTCACAGCTTGGATGCACAAGGAAAAGATGGGATACTGGGATGCATCCGCTAAGGGTTGGCGGGTTGCGAAGGAAGATGCCGATACCGTGCGAGCCAAAATTGAGGAGATGTTCCCACAGGTGCAACGCCAAGGCGTTAAGTACGTTTCCGTAAGCATGCCGAGTTATAATGAGCGTGCCATTGCCGAGATAAAGCAAATACCAGGCCGTCAATACGATCCGACTAGCCGCACATGGTCTGTGCCAGAAACCGAAGCTGATAAGGCCAAGGCTATTGTGGAGAAGTACTTTTCGCCAAAAGCCACGGGTACGCCTACGTCGCAGGGATTGCCTGAAGGTCACAAGTACATCAGAAGGGGAGAAGGTTATGGTGGCTATCCATTTAGAGTCGGCGAGACGATCAAAGACGATGGGAAGTACTGGACGGTTGTGTCAGCCAGCAAGCAGTATTTCCGCGAGGATGGTATGTCGTTCGGTGTTGGCGATGAATCTGGCTATGTCTACACCGCTGAAGTTCGGCCTGCTACCGAGGAAGAAGCAGCACCATTGAAGGAGCGCGAAGAGCAAAAACGGCGCTATGTGGAGCTAAAGGAAGAGCTATCATCGATATTCAAAAAGATTTTCGATGGTGGTAAGGATGCTACACCTAAAGTGCAACCCGAAGGCGAGGACATAGACATGATCGGTAACCCCCGCAACATTTATGGGGGCGGTCGGTGGTTTGTGATTGGCAAGAACCGCTTATGGGCAATCGAAAACAATGGTGCAGATGGCGATGATTGGAGTCGGAACAACGTCCGCACTGGAGGGGCAGGAGCAATCGGTCGATATATACCGTATACTGCAAAAATGGCAAAGCGCATCAGAGAGGCCACCACTGAGGCAAAGGCATTAAAAGCGAAGTTTGCCGGAGATTAATGATGAAAATGATTCTGTTACTACCCTTGGCGAAAGCAAACCCACAATGGTTTCTGGAGGCACGGGATCATAAAGGGCGATGGACACGTGGTGGGATGAATCAGGATGCGATGCGCAAGAAACTAAGCGGATTTAACTACGTCAACCATCACGAGATGACTCCCGAAGAGATAGCTCAAGATCGGGCGGCATTTATGGAGCGACACCCGACTCAATTCGCTGCGAATGATACGCTTCGAACCAGGAAGGATATTCATCGCGTGGCTGATAAGATCACTCGCGCCGCAGAGCGATTGGGGTATTGGGTGGATCGCCATGAAGCCGATAGCGGTTCTACTTATCTCCAGTGCACATTGGGAGATGCCGACGTTTCCCTGAAAATTCGCGTCGCAAACCACATGCGTGTATACGACGCCGATTATTCCGTTGCGCCAGAGGATGGTTCAGCAGCGGGCGCTGTGCGGTTGCTCGCGCAGCGAGCCGGCAAACCCGAACCTAAGTGGGTAACCAAATGGTATGACGACGCACGACAGGCGGCAGGAGCACAATACGACAGATATGCCGCAGAGGCCGGGGCACGACGAGAAAAGCTTTTAGCTGAAGAGCAGCGTCTCGAACGTCGTTACGGCCCGAAAGGTTCGCCTGCATACGAGGCCGGCATTAAGGCCGAGGCTGAAAGAGCTGCACGCAAAGAGCAGGAAAGGGCAACGCGGCGGGCTACCGAGGATGAGTTAAATGCCGCGGAGGTAGCTCGGCGCGCCAAAGAGTCCCTACGGCGAACAAATCCCAAACAGGCAGCAGTCCTGTTTGACGGGGTGGAGACGTCTCCGACGAAGAGGGCTGAGTATCAACGCCATTTGGAAGAGTTGAAGCGCCAAATTGCAAACACGATGCGGCGTGAGGGAACGTGGGTGAAATCGAAATGATAAACCCGCTGGAAGCAACGTAGATTTCCGCAGAAATCAGGGCGGGCATACAGGACAAACCTGCATAGGCGCGCACGCTGCAAACAGCGGGTCGATTGAAGTATAGCTCACAGTTGATATGCTGTCAATGGCCGAGAGGACATACCTCAAGCCGAAGATGGTCGATGGACCGTCTTCGGCTTTCGTAGTTTTAGAGAAGTCAATGGCGAAAATCTGTACTCATCACAGGCAAAACATCATACATATCGCGGGAACTTGGGAAACAAACGGCAAACCAGAACTGCTGCGCGTCTGTAGCGGCTGTGGTCGGCTGTGGCGCGGCAGGTTGGTCAAGGGGTTCTTTGTCATCGACCTCGCTAAAGCCGTACCGCTGAAACCGGGCCAACGGTGGATTACAGTGCATCCTAATGGTGAAGATGAGAAGGGCATACCAGTTCTGATTCAGGAAAACCCGGATGGAACTGCCCATGTAATTGGCGGCGCCGGTGGCAAGCTCAACTATCTGCGGCTAAATCGAATCAAGAGCCCCGAAGAATGGAAGCGCGCGGCAGAGGAACGAACTAAGAAACAACGCAAAGAGGCAATGAGACAGCGGCTGTCTCAATTGTCGGCGGCAGAGCGGGAAAAGGAAGAAGAGGTTCAGTCGGACATCAAGGCCTTGCGGGAGATGAAACAGGCTGAATATGTGCAGACTGTCATGGAAGCCCACGGTATTGCACCTGAGGAATGGAAGCTGCCAGAAAAAGTGCTTGCGGCGATGCCACCGAAAAGCCGAGCTATGGCTGAGCGCCGCCATTTGCGCAAGATGGTTAAGGTGGCTGACAAGCTCGTCGATGAGGCGCGCGAAGACATCTTGGCAGCCCGTGACAAGGTGATTCAGGATGCCATTGGCGATCTGCCGGGCAGCGATATTATGCCAGAACCTGAGCCAAGCGGAAGGGGCTTGGGATATGCGACGGCGGTATCGCAGAAGGCTGCGGAAAACGGTCTCACAACTCGTCAAACTGAAATTGAGAAACATGACATTTCATGGCGGCATTTTCTGGATGCGGCAGATGGCAGTGTGATTCGCGCAGCAGAACTCGAAGCGCGCGTAGAAGCCCTGCGCGGGGCATTGGCAGCCGTGCGGGAACCAGTTCGGCAGGCACAGAAGATGGGATTGCTGGATGTCAGCATTGCTCCCAAAGCGCCCGCCGTGGAAGACGTCAGCAAGGTACTGCTGGCTCAGAAGAAGTACAGAGAAGCCGAGCGCAAACTTACCGAAACCAGCCAGGAGATTAATGAACGTGGAGTGCCTAAGGCGGCATTCGTTGTGGCTAAGGAAATCGGCGAAATAACGGATGAGCAGGCTAAGGACGCACTTGCCGATGAACTCGAAGAGCAGACGCGTCGGGTTACCGCATCCAAACTCCTAGACGCCGCGTACGAGCAAATAGAGGCGGCGCCGTTGCGAGAGCACGTCGGAGTCGGTCACTACGATGCGATCAACAATGCCTCTCTATCTGCAACTCACGAGCCGTGTCCCATAGATCGAGTCACTGCCGATATTTTGGGGCCAGCGGCTGCCGCAGAATTGCTGGTGCAGCATTGGCGCGAAACGATGTCGGCAGAGGAACTGGACGCACTGCGCACAGCAATTGCCAACTACCATGTCAAAAGCCAGGTGGCCATAGCCGAAAAGGCGTTGGATGACTACAATGCGGCAAAACGGGAAATCGACGCTATCGAAGTGCCTGTGATAACTGGCGCAGATTCACTACTGGCAGCGCAGGTGGCCTGTGATACAAAGGCCGAGAAGTTAATGGGGGCTCGACGTACATTGGGCACGGCGCTCGGCAAATTAGAGGGGATGGCCGCCTTAGTCAACGCATTTGAAGAGGGGCCGATCAACGAGCTACGAGTGTCGTTGGGCGCAATATCGAATCAGCAGGCGGTCGCACAGGCACGGGCGATGGGATTGCAGACACCAGAACTACTTGATAATGAGGATACGTTCGATTACCGCATCGACAGTGACGGTGTAAATAAGTTCTTGACCGTAACAGCCGAGGGAATGGCAAAGTTGATTGCCAAAAAAGCTGACCCTGAGTTTGCAGCGAAATCGCGAACGGCAATGGAGATCAAACGGGGAGACCATGACGTTGATGGATGGCTACCCGCAGGATTCGTCGCCCGACCTGCCACGACGTTTGATGATCCCGACGAACGCGCGCTGATGGTCAGTGAGCCACTACGACTATCAGAGGGAATGGATGCTGCACAGGTCAGAGCGGCAGTCGAGGACTATATAGGCGGTCGATTGGCTGATGGCCAGGACCCTGAGAGTCTGCGGCAGGACCTGCTATCGGCTGAGTTTGTATCAGCGTATGTGCCGAAGGCGTTGCAAGGAGAAGGCAGCGGCCTGTATTATAATGCACTGCGCGAACTGGGATTCTTCTCATATAACCAAGTTGAAAACCTGACACGCGACGAATTGGAGAAGCGTGCAGACGAGATCGTTGCCAAACGCCGTCGAGAACTTGGAGAAGACGCGAAGTTGGCGGCGCTTAACTCGCAGAGCGTACCACTGAACGACGAAACCTATGAGGCGGTTCATCGTGCGTTGGCGAAGTTGCCTCAGGCCGTCGTGGTCGGCAAGGGCATTGGAGAGCTTACTGCACAGGACAAGAATACACTACGCGATTTCTTCTGGAAGCACATGACTACCGAAAAGCGCCCAATAGCGGCTGAAACCAAACGCGAACGAGCAGAAGCCGCAGCACGCGCCGAAGAAGTGGTCGGGCATCAGGTCAACATCTTTGGTGAGATGGAGGAAGTCAAGCGCGGGCCATCCGAGGCAGACATTGCTGGTCCGGAAGAAACTGCATGGGATCGATATGTCAAGGCGATGGGTTCGACCGACCGAGCCTATGAGTCGATTCTAGATGTGGTGCGTGGTTCGTTCATGGGCGAATTCGCGCGCGAACTGGGCAGGGTAACTGGAACTGAGTTCAAAAGTGGGACACGGCGGATTGCCAATTGGGATCGGCACGTCTTGGGGCTGATTCCGCCAGAAAAACAAGCCAGATTGTTGGGCGAACGCGCAATCGAGGAAAAGCGTCGGCAGGCTCAGGTTGCAACGCGCAGCGGAGGCAAATTTGCAAAAGAGGATGCGGCAGGAGCACGACGCGAACGCGCCGAGAAACTGATGGCAGCGATCAAGCAGTCACAGATGGGTCTGTTTAAGCTCGGCGATGCACCTCTGATTGAGCGCACAACCATCGGGGATCGGGCTGAGGCTCAACTTATGAAGGTGTTTCCAATGGTCGCAGCCAACTTCGATCCCAAAAAGCCCGTCGAGATACCTGCCAATATTTCAATGAGCGGCAAGTACATACAGCAGCAGCGGGCTATCAAGCTGATCGAATCGCAGAAGCGATTATCGCTGAATCTGGGAGTCGGGTCCGGCAAGACCCCTATCGCGTTGGGGGCATTCACCGACCTGCATGCTCATGGGAAGGTCAAACGCGGCATATTTGTAGTGCCCAGCGTGGTTCAGGGACAGTTTGGCGGAGAATGCTTGAGATTCACTAAGCCCGGAGCCTATCGGTGGTTTGCGAATCCGGCTGCGACTGCGGAGGAGCGGCGAAAGGCATATGCCGATCCCGGCAAGCACATGGTGATTGTAACCCATCAGGCATTTCGCGATGATCTATGTTGGGCGCTAGCCCAACACAAGTTCGGTGGCGATGTGGATAAGGCCAACAAATGGCTGCGTTCCAGCTCAGAATCGGAGCGAAAGAGCGCAATCGCGGAATCATGCAAAGCTCTTGGTTGGAACTTTGACTATGCCGCAGTTGATGAGGGCCACGATCTATTGAACCGGCGCGGCAAGCCCAACTCGCGAATGGCCAATGCAATCGACGCATTTACGTTTAATACGCCATACTATGTGTCGATGACGGCTGACCCAGTCAAGAACGACGCGTCAGAGGCATTCGACGTGTTACATAAGTTGGACCCGGAACGCTATAACGACCCACAGGCATTTCACGCGAAATATGGTGTGGACACTGTGGCGAGCGCGGAGGCATTGCAACGCGAACTGGAACCATATTCCTACACCGGCAGGATCGTATCGGGCGTTGGCGCAGAGCGCAAAGTTCAGGAACATGATTTGACACCCGAACAGAGCACGCAATATGCCACCGTACTGAAAAACTATCAGTTGGCGCGCAAAGCGGCGCGCGAAGGAAGCGTGGATGTTGATGCCATCAAGGCGATGGCACCGCATGCATTTGATGGATTGAACGCTGAGCAGCAAACGGCCAAAGCACAACAGCTATCGAGGTTTTTGGCGTCGGTGCGTGACAGCGCGTTGGATAGGATCATCAACACAGGCAGCGTGGATAGGCGAATCAAAGATGCGCCATGTGCTAAGGTCTCAAATTTGATTCGATATGTCCAATCTAAGGGCGATCGGCCTGGAGTGATATTTGCACACAGTCTGGATTCCGTGAAGCGGATCAAGCGTGAATTGGATAGGGCGGGCATCAAAGTAGTGAGCTTGACCGGTGAGAACTCATCGCTCGAAAAGGAGATGGCTAGACTCAAGTTCCAGCCTGGAGGCGGACGTCGGGCCGAGGCTCAGGTAATAGTGTGCAGCGATGCGGGTGCAGTTGGCCAGAACCTGCAGCGCGGCGCTTGGGTGTATAACTACGACACGCCAGATACGGCAAAAACGTTGGAGCAACGAATCGGGCGTATCGACCGAATCGGGCAGACGAACCCGGATGTCGAGAGTATCGAAGCGGTCAGCCGCACGCCGTATGAGGGCAAGCGCCGGCAGCGCATCAAACGCAAGAGCGCGTTGCGGGAAGTGTTCACGGCTCCTACTGAAATGCTCGATGATACTGGGTTGGCTCATGAGATATGGACAGCTCGACAAAAGCAACTGCAGCGAGATATGGTAAAGGCGGCTTAGGAGGTGCAAGATGCCAAAGGCGAGAGCGAATACAAATGCCATACGGAAACTGCTAGTAGACTGCGAAAAGCGACGCTACGATCTGGCTAAACGCACAGATGCTATTCGCCATGCAGCATTGGCCATCGAGAAAGCAGCGATAGCCAAGCAACGGCGCCTGCGCAAGCAACTTCAGTCTGCCACCGGAGATCGCCGCAGAATCCTAGAGGCGAACTACTTGGCGGAGGTGGACGCCCAACAAAAGGCGGCAAAAGCGTATTCGTTGGCATGTCACACGTTGGCGAAACTCGGAAAGCTCGAAATTGCAGTCTGATTTATGCGATGTGACTGCGATAAGTAGAGTAGGGTGAGCGTATGGAGAGCTTCAACGTCATCGTGCCTCTGGTCAAGGCGACTAGGGGGAAAAATGGCGAAACCATCATTCACGGGGTGGCATCAGACGAGAGCGTTGACCTGCAGGGAGAGGTGACGCTGGCGGCTGGCCTGAAGGGCAGTTTGCCATATCTGCAGAAATTCGGCAAGTTCAATGACGACCACCGCAACGTGGATGTTGGGGAGGTAACATTCGCAGCAGTTGTGCCCCAGCGCGAATTAGTTGCAAAGGGCATTCTGGATGAAAAACTGGTGCCCGCGAACGAGTTGGACAGCGAAGTGCTGTATGTGAGCGGGCCGTTGTATAAGCATGTCGATCGCGCAAAGTACTATCGCGATGTGCTGCGGTCTGGTGGGCGGCTCGGATTGAGCATCCAAGGCATGGTGCTGGAGAGAGACATTTCAAAATCTGGCGCCGGCCCAACAGTCAACAAGAGGTGCTTCGTCAACAAAATTGCCATAACCGATCAGCCCATCAACCCGAACACATGGGTTGCATTGCAGAAATCATTTGGCGGCTCATCAGAGGGGCCGAAACCATTCATGCGCGCACTATCCAAGGCGCTGGAAACCGGGACGGGAATCGTAAGCGAGAACGATACCGGAGGAGCGGCGTTGCGGAGGCAGAGTCTGGAGCGAACGCGCCGACGACGCGCAAGGAGGAAAGGCGTTACAACCATGAACACAGACCTGAAGTGTTTCGTAACCGATGTCGAAAAGAGTCTGGGCGGCCTGAGTGCCGATGAGGTGTCGGCACTAATTTTGCGTGAATTAGAATCATCCGGTGTTGCTGAAACCGACACTGCTCACTTCGATAGGCCGTGGGTCCAAGCGCTATATGACGATCATGCAATAATCGCCCGGAACAACAAGTATTACCGGTACGACTACGCGATCAGAGACAAGAAGCTTGCTAAGTTGCGGTTTGTGGGTGAGGTCGCACAGGAGCGAAATTGGGTGCCCGTACCGCCGACAGAAGGCGAAGTCCAGAAATCACTGCTGGATGTTGGATCGTTGGATAGTCCGCGCCGCGTGCTGGAGGCGTGGAGGAACTTGCAGAAGGCAGTTGGTACCGGACATTATTCAGCCAGCGAGATCACACAGGCAGCAAAACGCATTCGCGAAGCTGCTAAAGGAGAGAGCAGATTGTCGAAAGCCATCGAGATAGACGCAGAATCATTTGGTGCAACCAACCTGACCAAGGGTTTCGTGGAGAACGAGTTAGCACTGTTGGATTGGTTGGAGACCGCATCTGATACGGAGTTTGATGATGCGCTTTCCAAGTCCTTGACAAAGGGCCGAAAGGCTGCAGCGAAGAACGATAAGAAGTCACCAGAAGCTGATGAGAACACGTCCCCAATCGAGGAAGATGAGGACGAGGACGAAGAGCTTTTCGGCCAAGACGAAGAGGAAGACGAAGACGAGGAAGAAGAGGAAGACGAAGAGGAAGACGAAGACGAGGAAGAAGAGGAAGACGAAGAGGAAGAGGAAGAAGAAGAGGAAGAACCGCGACGAACTCGGAGATCGAAGAAATCCTTTGCAGACAAGATGATCGAGGAAGGTGGGCCGGAAATTATCGAGGCCATCGATATGTCACCAATTTTGGCAGGATTCGTTGACACCATAGGTAAATCCCTGGCGAGCGTGGAGTACGCAATAGAGGAGCTTGGCGAGCGTGTGAGTGCTTTGGAGACCAGCCGAAACGGGGATGGTCTCACGAAATCGCTGGAGCCGATAATTGCGTCGATAAATGAGATTCGGGAGAATCTGGACGAAATTGGCAAACAGCCGCGGCCACGAGGCTCATACACGGTGCTCAACAAGGGATTTGAGGCGGGATCAGGCTCGTCTGATATGACACGGGAACATGCGATGAGCGTGCTAGTTAGAGCCGCTCAGGAGGGGTTGACCAGCGGGGCGATGGTAACACAGCTCGAACTGACGCCTGGGACGGGCGTACCCGCCGAGATCGTGCCGATTGTCAAGAGTTTGGAGAGCAAACTGAAGAGCGCAGGTATCAGCGCATAGTTGCATAGGGACAACTGAATAGTTACGGCCGAGAGGACCAACCACGAGCCGAAGCATTTCCAGAGATGGGAGCGCTTCGGCTTTTTGTTTGCACGACAAAGGAGGAAAACCACTAATGCTGAACCTTGGTTCATTTGTAGGGATACAGGACTACCCTGCTGGATCGGCGATCCAAGGGATGATGTCCAATGAAGACGTGGCGGTGTTGGCGAAGGCGCTAGAAACAGGCAGCGGTATCGTGGCTGCGGACGCAACCGGCGGCCAGGCACTGCGTGTACAAAGTCTTGAGAACACTCTAAAGATTGTGGCCCCGCAACAGAAAAATCTGCGGCTATGGCCACGACTGAGTAAGGAACCGGTCCAATCAACAACCGTTGAATTCACCCGACAGGATACTGCATATGGCGAGGGGTTGGGTGATGGATTCATCGGAGAAATTGCGGAAGCCAGCGTTTCCGACGAGACCTACATCCGCAAGGTAGCGTTGGTGAAGTTCATAGGTGCGCAGGGGCAGGTATCACTGGCGCAGCAGTTGGTCAACAACATTGTCAATCCCATCCTTGCTCAGCAGGTGAGCGCAAAGACTACGGCAGTGCTGCTCAAGACCGAGCATGCACTTGTGTATGGCGATTCCGCCCTGAATCCGCTCTCCTATGACGGATTCATCGCGCAGATATTGAAGGCAGCATGGGCCGACCCCAGCGGGTTGGGCAATCCGGTTAACGGCATTGTGATTGACTGGGAGGGCAACCCGCCAGACCAGGCGATGATTGAGGACGCAGCACAGCGTGTGCAGAACCGCTACGGAACTCTGGACTATGCACTGATGGGCACGGATGTCAAGAGCAGTCTGACGAAGGCGCTCTTCCCAGGCCAGTATATCCCCCAACCGCCGAATGCAGAGGGCCGCTATGGAACCCCATTCCGGATTTACGAATCGTCATATGGGCCTGTAGAGTTGGAGGGCAGTGTATTTGTGCGTTCATTCGGCTGCTCACAGACGGCGGTCGGTGGGTCGAGCGCGCCAGCAGCAACGGATGCAGTCACAGTAGCGGTTGCATCAGACTCATCGTCAAAGTTGGACAAGGGGACATACTACTACTGGGTGACGATGTGCCGGAGGGGGTTCTCGTCAACTCCGCTCGCCGTAACAGGCGAAACGACGTCCGTTAGCCAGAAAATCACCCTGACTGTTGCCGACGCCAAGTTCGCGCCGGGAGGCACTCCGAACGCGGAGTATATTTCGATCTATCGGTCGCAGATAAACGACATCACGACAGCGACCCTGATCGCACGAGTGCCACGCGGTTATACGTATGATGGCACGAGCTGCAGAGCCGATGGGCCGAACACGGTGTATGTGGACGTCAACCAGAACCGAGACAACTGCGGGGAAATGATCGGATTCACTTGGGATACGAACCAGGTGCTGACGTTCAAGCAGCTTGCTCCGCCGATGAAGCTCGATTTGGCGATCGTGGGGACGTATACCCCGTTCATGTGTCTCCTGTATGGCACACCGGTCGTCTATGCGCCGTCGAAGTTGGTGTATGTGAAGAACATCGGCAAATTGCCTCGTGGTTAGAAAGGAGCATCGCATGAACGCCCCCAGTGTACATCGCAAGAAGGATTTGTTGCAGGCATTGGATATTAGCCTGCCACCGATAGTGATCCCCTTGGTTAAGGGGAACGTGTCGGCGGCAGCCGATAAGGTCGGGTTCGTGCTACCGGACAAACTGACGCTGTCGAAGATCGCAGGCCGGCTCGCTACAGGCGGCGCCGGCACAAACACCACGAAAACGGTGGTGGACATGCTCATCGATGGTGTGTCGGTCCTGAGAGAGCGATTGGCTCACGTGCTGGTATATACGGCCGGTGATCAGACATATACGGACCAGACTGACGCGGCTTGGACTGTTTCCGGTAGCGATGCATTCGAGTTCTGCGCAGCGACTGGTGACCGACTCTACATCGGTCACCATAAGCCATTCAGATCGCTGTGGTATAGCTCGGCGGTGGCCGGCAATACTGGCGCCGCAACGTTTAAATACAGTCGTGCTGGCGATACAACGCCGGCTGGCTCATTCAGCGGCCTAACAAATGGCACTCTTGGATCAAAACCATTCGATCAGAGTGGACTGATTACATGGACAATGCCGAGTAATTGGGCACCCATTACCATCAACGGAATATCCGCCTATTGGATGTCCGTGGCATTGGCTGCGACAATTACAACGGCGCCGCAGGCCGCAGAAATCTCGATTGCAGACGGCCTCATCCAGATTGCAAAGGGCGACGGTAGTGCCGTAGTGACAGATATTGTCACACTAGCCAAACCATTGGTGCTGCGCGCGGGTGAGACGATCAGCTTGGATATTAAGGCCGTACCGGAAACGACGCCACCGACCGATCTTTCGGTTAGCTTAGGACCGTCACTGCTTTAGGTAACAAGGAGGGGCATAACATGGAACTCATCATTCGTGTTTGCATTCCATCGGCGGCAGGCGCAGCTATTTACACGCCCGCAGGCAAAATTGAATTTGATGCAAACGGTGTGGCCGAACTGCCTGCAGGTTGGACGCAGTATCTGCGCGGCTATCCAGACCTAACAGTCTATGATGGACAATCGCCGTCATCTCCGGCTCCAGAGACAGAAATAGAATCAGAATCGGGGCCGGAGTTTTCTGAGCCGCCGAACGAAAACACCGCTGTCCATACAGATTTCGAGAAGCTCCGAGTGTTTGTAGATGGCGATCAGGTCTGCGCGATGCGTGGGGATGATGGTCCGGCGGTGTTTGTAGATCGGGCAGAGGGCGTAACTGGGGACGTAACGGAGGCCGAACGCGAGGCAGTACTGGCAAAATGGCATGCCACACATGCCGAGGCTGATGTTGGTTCGCACAAACCACGGACACGAAAGCAGCGAGCGAAAGCGAAGCGAGCTTCTGCATAACAGAGCTACAAGTGAAACAAGAAAGGCGGGGGCGGGTGGATCGTGCTCGCCCCCATTTTAGTTTGATGGATAGATCCGATGGATGTGACTGCAGTACGCGATGAATTGATCGGGCTGGATGCCGCGCCATATATGACTCGGTTGGGAACGACGGAAACAGCTATCAACCAAAAGCTTGCCACTTCGATTGCACAGGCACGCGCGCGCGTCCAACGCGAACTGCATTTGACCTTGGACACTACGGTCATAAAATCCAATCCGGATGCTGGAGTACAATTCGATGTCGAGGAAGAGCCATACGACTACTTTACCAGCGACTATCGGCATTTTGGTTGGTTGAAACTCCGGCGTAGGCCGGTGCAGTCGGTAGAACGGGTTCGGCTGATGTTGGGGCCGCAGATGACCATCTTCACCTATCCGCGTGAGTGGATTCGAGTACGGCACAAGCAGGCACATATCCAGATCGTGCCGACTCCAGGCGCGGCATTCCAGAACCTAGTGATGGCCAATGGGCTATATTATCTACCCTATCTGAGTGCGGCTCCGATCTTCAATGAATACCCACAACTAATAGCCGTGGACTATACGGCAGGTATCGGGGACGCGCTGGCAAGCGACGAGTATGCAGACTTAGCATTGCAGATTGCCAGGTTGGCAGCACGGGAGGTTTTATTGAGGTTGGATAATGCTGTCAGTCCCGGCGTGCAGTCCAGAAGCATATCCGAGGACGGCGCAAGTGAATCGACAAGCTACGCGCGCGGACAGACCAAAACACTTTTCGGCGCCCATATCGATCAGATAGAAGCGGATTGGGAACGGTTCAAGTTGATGTGGCAGGGCCATAATACAGGGCCGATCTTTACAGTGGTATGAACGATTTCGAGGTCGCAGTGCACAGGGAGTTTATCCATCGGCGCGGAGAGTCGATCCGGTGGTATCGCAGTATGCCGTGTGCATGCTTAGACGTTATGGGCGGCACGCATGACAGACAGTGCTCGATCTGTGGGGGCATAGGCTATCGCTATGAACGGCAGAATCCAACCAGCGATAAGGCCCTGGTTCGACAGGTGGACGAGGAAAGGCAATTCCGAAGCTATGGGCAATTGCAGGTCGGCAACATAACGATCACCACAATGCCGGATGAATTGCCCATAGGTGAAGGAGATTTAATAGACCTTGTCGAGCGACGGTTCCGGCATTCGGAGGTCATTAACCATACAGGGCTAACCGATGCTGTGCACTGGCAGCCGGTTGTCGAGCTGATAGAGGTGCGGAGCCTGACAAAAACATATGCCATTGGTGACGATGAAGGGCAGGTTGGCATTGCCGAAGATGGCGGTGGAATCATATGGCATTGCGAGGAAGGCGCCCCTGTGTTGCCCCCAGCAGGAGAGCGGCTGACGGTGGTATACGGATGGTGTCCGCGCTATATCGTGATGCCAGGGATGGTAACGACCAGACGGTCAGTGGGCGGAACCAGCATGCCGCAGCGCGTCGCCGCGAAGCTATGGAACCGCGATGAAGTAAAACAATAACGAGGTGAATACGATGCCTGCAATACAGTTGATTTCTCCTGACGATATGATTGCGGTGACCGACGCCATCGGTCAGATTCGGACAGCGCTGGAATCCGCCGTAGACACGTCTGACGACTGGGCGTCGCAGATACTGACCACGATCTTGGGCATAACGGATCCTAATTCGTTCTATGTTGGTCAGGACCTGCGTCTGCCAGCGTGGGACCTGAAGGAGTTGTTTACGAGTGACGCCGTGACACGTATGCTACTGCAGGGATTTATTGCGGCGCTGAATCAGCACTGTAGCCAGCGAGGTCTGGTGGTCAGTTCCAATATACGCGATATAAACTCCTTTGCCACCTTCTTCAACGCCGCCGGCAATTTCTACGATGTGCTTTATAGCCCGGCATTCGCGGCAGCCTATGCTGCGGTATTTTCACCTACCCTTTCGGCGGCGAACTGCTATTCGCCGGAGATCAAACAGTCCGGCCAGGGAGTGGCGATGGGAAAGTGGGACTACAATGGTGGCAACCCGGTATTCACAGATGGTGCGGCAGTAGACGCGGCCTATCTGGGGGCGGTTCCGAAACTCAAGGTGACGAGTCAGATTACGAAAGCCGGGCAAGACGATATTGTCGTTACAGTAACCGGCGTAGACCATACAGGTGCATCCGGTACGCATTGGACATATACAGCATCGTCAGACATCGCGCCCGGCAATTATGATTTTGCGGAAGCAGACCAAAAGTGGATTCGCAATGTAGCGGCGAGCAACGGCATCGCCGTAGAGGGCGCCAGTAGCGGCATATGTTATGTAGAGGGCTGGGAACCGCGCTAGATGGGAGCGATATTAGAATTCGACGGAGTTCAGGAGTTCTTGGATGCGATAGCCGGTATACGGCAACGAATGCTCAATCTGCGCAAGTTCTTGCGCCAAGTCGCGATCTATCTGCGAGCGGGGTTTGCTGAGAATTTCAATGCCGAAGGTCGGCCTGAACATTGGGCTCCACTATCTCCATCGACGATTGCTGAGAAGCGGCGGTTATTCGAAGCCGGGTTGATCCGCGGCAGGCGGCGAGGAATCCGAGTTAGATTGGGGCCGAGTGGCGAACAGCGTGGCGAACTGCCTGGAATCCTGATACGCACAGGCGCGCTCAAGGATTCCGTAGCACGGTCTCATACGCGCGGAAACATCGAACGGATTAGCGGTGATGGCACGCTACTCGAAGTGGGTACCAGCCTGCCATATGCTGACGTGCATGATCGGGGCGGCCAAAGCAGCTATACGATCAGTCCAAGCCAAAAGGGCTTTTTGGCATGGTTCGGCATCGACCGCAAGACCGGTCAGCCGGGCTGGATATTTACCAGGCGACCCGTAAATCATCCTCCGATGCCAAGACGCAGTTTCTTGGTCATTACTGAGGATGTATGGCAGCAAATTCAGCATGCGGCTGCTGCATTGGTGGACATAGATGGCGATACTGCAGATAACCAACATTCTGAATCCGCGTGATGGAGTTACCGTAGACATTGAACTGGACCGCGCGCCGATTGGGCAACTCTCAGTGCTGGTCAGTCCAGTGCCCGATGAATATGGGACTACCGCAGCAATCAACCAGATAGCAGCGCAGCGCTATCGCGTAACGTTGCCATATTCGAATGACGAGGCGGCTCCGCGGCTGCTGTATTTCACGGCGCATGATGACCAAGGCTACTCGACATATCGGGATTCTCAGGGCTATATTCAGGGCCAAGCGGCGGCGTGGATCGGCAAAACCACAGAGGATGAGCTTACCGACATAATGAAGCGGCTACGGCGCCGGATCGTCGATAACAAGGTAGGGATCGAAGCCAGACTACGTGAGATCGAGCCGAATATCACTCTCAAGCAGATCGTTTGGGGCATGGGCGAGAAGATCGAGTCATACCCATCCATTGAGATCAATCAAGCGGCGCTGCGAGAGACATATGAGGGGACGGACTATTTCCGACTCGTCAGTGCAGAGGCTCAGCTATTTGGTTACATCGTTCATCAGATTCCGACCATTGAAGCCGAGTTGGTGAGCGCCTTCGGGCGTGCGGTGCAGAAGATTTTGAACCAAAAAAGCTATGAGCAAATGACATTGGCCAACGGACAGGTGCTCACGCGCTGCCAAGCACAGAATCTGGCATTCGACAATAACATCTGGGATGGACAGCGTTTCGTTTCGAGTTGGTCTCTGGACTGGAGTGGAGAGTTCGGCGAAACGCTGCCGTAACAGATATTGAGTCACATCAAGAAGGCGAGCGGCTGAAAGGACATACCTTGAGCCGAGCAGACCATTAGGTCAGCTCGGCTCTTTTTGCTTTGGCGAAAGGAGAACTTCGATGTCAACAGGTTTTACTCCAGGACTGCGTAATCAGGTCGTGTTGGGATCAGCAGTGCTACCGGTGCTGCAGGGGTCGTCATTTTCGATGCCGAAAAACCTAGCAATCCCACAGGTGTTTTCTGGCAACAACCTGTTTCAGTTCAATTCAGTTGAGGGGCTGCGGTATCCGGTCGTGAACCTCAACACGCTGCTGACCAAAGAGTGGTTTACTGCTGCTAATCTGACCAAATGGTTCCTGACCCGCACGGGTGATGATGTGCCAACTGCAGGCGCATTGCAGTATTGGGATGGAGCATCGGGAGTGTCAGTGCCCGCCTGCAAATTGAATATGCTCAGCATCGGCGGGAGCTATGGAGATTTAATGCGTGTGCGAATGACGATATTGGGTTATGGCACTCCCAGCGCGCTGACGAGTAAACCCAGTTCGTCGGTGATAGAGTCTACTCCAGCGTCATTCTTCCATGTCTCAGCAAGCGGCGGATTGTCCACGACAAAAGATGCCGCGAACGCATTTTCCAGTTTCGACATTGTGCTATCGAACAATCTCGATGTCGAGCCGGAATTGGCGGCTACGAATTACGCCCAAGAGATCAACTCCGGCCAGCTCACCGGGACGATGCGGCTGGTGATGCAAGCAAAACGAACTCCGCCGGCTGACGGAACTGAATGTTCGTTTACAATCACCCCGCCGGGAGGGACGCCTGTTACTATCACTGTGCTGAATCCCGAATCGTTGGACCCGGAGGAACGGGCAGTTCAGTTTCCACGACAGATGAGGGAACGCAACTTTGTGTTGAAGGGCGATGGCGGGCCGGATCAGCCCATCGTCAGCTTTGCCTGATAAATAAGGAGGGGCAAGATGCAAGCAACCTACACGCACGTGGTGCGCTACGTTGAGGTAGATGGCGACGTAGTAGTGCTGCCGGACGAGTTCGACCTGCAGCCGCAGGAGGCACAGATTCAGCTATTGGAATCTGAAATAGCCGATCACGAAGCCAAACTCAACCAGATGGAATCTGCGCCACCGACCGACGAGACTGAAAAAGCAAAAGCCGAGCGGTCAAAGGCGATTAAGGACCTCCGGCAGGGCATCTACGCACTGCAGTATCGTGCCAAAGAATGCCGGGCAGGTTTGGTCGCTACTAAGGCATTGGTGAAGCAGTATTGGGATAGTGCGGCAAAGATCGTCTTTACGATGCACAGGTATTCCTGGAACGAGGAGGCTCGAATTCGCAGCGATGCACAGGAAATCGGGCCGATGGGGCCGGTGCTCGATGAACCGAAATATGTCCTCGATCTGCTCGACAGTTGCATTGATTCGTGGGACTACGAGAAACCGAAAACTCGCGAGGAGATAGCGGCCTTGCCGAAGCCGATCGTGAACTGCGTCTTCAATCGACTTGTGGCGCGTTCCGAACCGTCGCCGGCAAGGCTGGAGTTTCTTAGAGCTCGTGGCTCTCGACATACTGAACGGCAATCTGCGAAATCCTGATCGCATCACGTATTCTGTGCAATTGTGGTTATGGTCGCGCGAGAATAAGCTACCTGCCGATTTCCTAGACTACCCGGCCAGTGTGGTCAAGGAGGTTCAATATCTGCAATGGGTGGGCGACCTAATCCAGCAAGAAATCGACGCGAAGCAACAACGGGAGCTTGAGGAGCGGCTGCGACAGCAGCAGGGATAGATAGAACGATGCCTGCGGAGAATAGACGAGAGGCAACACTTACATTTCGGCTGGCCGATGTAGAGAAGTTTCTGAGCGATCTAACGCGAATCGAGCAGAAACTGACCAACATCGCGAAGCTATGTGGTGTGACAACGAGTACTGGCGGCGGCGCTGCTGGCGCTATTATGCCCGCCGGTACGCCAAGCGTAACTGCAGTGATACCTGCATCGGGATATGCCGCCGCCATCGGCGGCAACGCAACTATAGCAGCGACTACCGATCCTACACTGCCTCTCGTTGCGCCTCCCCAAGGCAGTCCCCAGCAACAAAGGGTAGGGGCAGCAAGTGTTCCCAACGGAGTCTACAATGCACCTGTTGATCCGAACCGAACGGTGTTATATACACGTCAGCAATTGCAAGATGCAATGACTCCTCCTGCGCCGCGTACCCCCACAGAATGGATCAGCCAGCGGATTACTCAATCGGTACAACGAGCGCCAGCAGAATCCGACAGATTGCTGCAAACCGTACCCCTGCTGGCCAGTGTGGCTCGATTTGTTGCCAATCCAGTCGTGGCGATGGCAGGAGCCGGCCTGTATATGGGCTATACATATGCCCGAAATTGGTTTGAGGTAGAGGCACAGCGGGCTGAATGGGCTGCTAGCGGAGCAGGTATTACTCCAGAGCGCCGCCGGTTATGGGAGATTCAACGCGATGTCGGATGGTTGCCATTCGGTATCGGGGCATGGACGATGCGGCCAATCAGCGCCCGGCTACAGTTCGAAGAAACGGTTCACGGAACCGAAGAGCGGATACGGGCGTTGGGCGGTTTGGTTGGCATAGAGGACCTGCTGCTACAGCCCAGGGGTGTGGGCGGCGGCATTGTGAGTGCTCCCGGAGGGAAAGAATTTCGGCCTTGGGCGCGCGAAGCTGTGCAACTCCTGAATCTAATTATGGACATGGTTCCGTCGCTGGCAAGCCAACCGGAAGGCCCGGCATCCGGCATACGAGCACTACTGCAGAGCGATATACTCCCCATATTTCAGCGATTTGAGCGATTAGGCCAAGAATTTGGAAAGCGCGCAATTGAGAGTTGGGGCAGACCAGAATGGGTGATGCTGCGTCAGGCAATGGGTCGAGGGGGGGCATACTCAAATCAGTATTCGCCGCTGAGCACGGTGACGGCTAATGTGATGGGGATGTATTATGCCGGGATGGGCGATATTCAAGGGCTATCGACTATTCTGCCAATGATCGGAACTGAGGCGCCGCCGCCCGGCTCCGGCCTAATATCACAGGCTGACATTATGCGAATGGCATTGGCGCAGGAGTATCGCATTGCGATGGGGTCGCTATACTCTGCGCAATCTCAATACTACTCTGCAGGTGCCCAAGCAGCGCAGTTATTTGGCAGACCCGGCGAGGAAGTTTTTGAATTCTATCGCCGAGCGCAGATGAGACAGGGAATGGCTACCGCTCAACTGCGTACCAATTTGAGAACACTTGAGCAATTGCGAGCCGGGATTCACGACCCAGCGTATGCATATGCATTCGATCTGGCAATAGCTCAACTTGGCAGACAAGCACAACAATCACAAAGCGAATATGCTCAACTCGGCAGAACAGCCGGCACAACGCTGCTGGAATACAAAACAGGCATTCTGCAGGCACAAGCACAACTAGCGGAAATAGAGGGACTATCTCCGGCAGAAGCTACTCGCGCTCAAGCACGTTGGTATCGCGCGCTGCTGACCCAGCCGGAGATGTTTTTTGGGCCGGGGGTTACGCTGAGTCCTGCTGAACGAGCGCAATATACAACGCGAGCACGGGGTTTGGAGATCAGCGCAATCCAGCAGCAAGCAGCATATGCCGGTGGCCTTGCTGGATTTGGGCAGCAGGAAGCATTGGGCCAATTGGGCGTGATGCAGGCGCGTGGGCAGATATGGAACCCAGCAATGCAGAAGGCGTTCGAGAATGTCCAAGTCTTCGTGCAGCAACGAATCGCCGCGATTGACGCGATGATCCAGGAGTATGCGGCGGCTGGATTGGGAGCCAACAGTCTGCTGATGCGCGGAGCGATGGCTCAGCGATCGTCGCTGATGGCCAGTCTGGAACAGGTTCGGGTGGAAGCGTTTCAGACGAAGTACGCAACGTTGGGCGCTCCCGCTGCGGCAGTATCGACGGTCGGCGGGATCGGCGCTAGCGTAGTGAGTGCACTCGGTGGGCCAGTGGCTAATCTAGCCGTCCCCTTCGCATTGCAGACTCAGGGTGCGCAGGCTCAATTAGCACTGGCACGGCAGCAATACAGCGAGGCAGTCCAGACGTGGGGGCCAAACAGCCTGCAGGCGATGGCCGCGCTGCAGATGGTGGCTCAGGCCCAGGCGCAGGTCCAGATGCTGCCATTCCAGCAGATAGAGGCCCGATACGGGTTGGCGATGCGCGCGCCATCGGCGATTGCCGGCGGGCTAGGAATGGCGGCGGGAATAGCGGCAATAGCCGGCGGAACCGGTGCGGCGGCTCCAATGCTGATCGGCGCGGCGACATCTATGCAGAATGTCGCAGCCATAGCATCAGCTAAAGCGGAAGAAATCGCTCGAACGCCGGGGGCTGGACCGGCTCTGATTGCCGAGGCATGGCAGGGTGCCCAAGCGGCAGCAGCTCAGGCAGCACAGAGTTGGCTATCAACTGCTGATTATACTCAACCGCCGGCATTGCGCGAAACGATGGCTCAGGCGCGGTTCGCCGAAAACGTACTTACCTCCACATTCGGCGCTCGTGGATCGGTGCGAGCAATGGCCAGACAGAGGCAGGACGCGGCGCGAGAAATGATAGCCAACCTGACACGTTATCGCGATACGATGCTGCCTCACATTCCAACAAACCTGCGTGGAGCATGGCTGCACCAGATCAACGAGCAAATCCGAGCGAATGCCTCCGAATGGGTGGCGGCGCAGCAGGAATTGGAACAGGGTTGGCTGGAGCGTGTTATATCAACCCAATGGAACGCTCCAGAGAATGCCAGTTTGGTGCTCAATGAGTTCAGCTATGCCGGGGCAGTGATGCGAGGCGGGATCGCAGCACGACATCTAGGTGCAACCTCGCAACAACTGGACTATTATCGGCGGCAACCAAGCACATTCTATGCCTATGGGGGCGCCTATGGGGGCGCCGGCAAATTCGGAACCCCATTAGGATTTATTGAGTCGGCGCTATCAGGTGTCACAGATATTCCATCCACCGCCATGCTGCCCGGCCTACCACTGTCCGGCGGCGCGTCACCTGTTGGCCCCTCCGCCGGGTTAGGCGCGCCGCCGGCCAATAATGTGCTGCGAGTCGAGATTGTATTGGTCGATAACAACGGCAGCATGCTGGGAACGGTGCAACGAACGATAGACGATGCACAGCGACCGATCAATGAGAATATCATCATGCATACCGGAAGGGGGCAGTGGAACTGATGCCTACCTCCGGCACAATGCGACCAATAGCGCGATTCACGGCAGAAGACGTTCACGGCCCATATGGGTTCATGGAACAGCCATGCTTGGCCGGGACGGATAGGTTGGCTGACCTCGGCTTTGTGAACGTGTATGAGAATGAGCGCGTACGATACGATCCGATTGCCGAATGTGTGTATGCTGAGCCGATGTTCGTGCCGCATCACAACCTGCGCACTGGCAAGGAATTGATATACTACGTCACGAGTCCAGAAGGGCTGATCGGTGAACCGGTAGAGAAAGACTACACTGATGAAAGCCCCCGCGAGGGCCTGCCTGACTATCCTATCCTGCGGTGGCATCTAGTGAGCAAGAGTGCCGCAACTGATTTCTCTACGACGATCTTTGCTCCCCTCGAATACACAGGGCTGTGCGTGCAATTGACTCCGGGCAGAGAACACAATCCGAATGAACTGTCCGCAGTTGCGCATTGCCACGGTGAGTACCTGCCTAAATCGCGCGGATTTTGGGTGTTCCATCGGCAGGTGGCAGGCGATAGTCCCAATGAGTCAAATCGTGCAGTCACATTCCGATTCTATGTCTCCGACGAACAGGGATGGCAACTCCAATACGCGGCTGGCGAAGGCCTAATTCTATACGCTATCGATGGCACAGAGTTCAGACGATTAGGAAAGTTGCAGTCTCCTGAGAGTTACGCTCAGGCAGTGTCCAGAGATCAGCATCGAACACAGGATGGCTGGGGTTCGATGTCTCCATTGCTGCATGTAGAACAAACTGCAGTGCAGGTACTGCTGGTCAATGGGTTGCTGCAGATCCACGTCCAAGGTCAGTTGCAACCATGTGTCGTGCCTGCCCCTGATGTTGACTATTTCACGAAGGTCTATGCGTCTGTGGCGGGCGGGCGGTACTGCTACTGGTCCATACATCCGGTGTGTTTTGCCGCCAACGCATATATGATTGCCAATGAGCATCAGCTTGGATTCGTGCGGCGCAGTGACACGCCCATCAGCTATCACATTCTGGGCGCAGAGGCTGATGGATGTACGATGACGGCATCTACTGAATGGGAACAGGGTACAGAGTTCCGCTACAAGCTGGCATTTGAGAATACCCAATCCGGAACATATCGCAACATTGCATACTCGCGTGATACATCCGTTGCGCGCTCAGTCACATACAAAGTGCCGGCATATATCAGCCGACCGCCGCGAACGGGCATAGCGCAATATCCATGCCGAGAGATCACAATTACCACCACATTCGATTGGCGCAACCTGAGCATAACCAGCAGGGCAGATATAGTTGTCAACAATCGCCGCGGCGAATGGCGTAACGGCTGGCCGCCGCCTCAGTTTGGATATGGAAACCGAGCCGTGACGCTGGACCTGGGCTGGGAGGGCGCTGATGGCTGGTATGCAGTCAATCGACGGTTCACCGGCATCGGCGGTCTAGACATTATCTATACCCGCGGTCCCGCACCAGAACACACGGTTAGAATATGCTGCGAGGACCTGAGTGTGATATTGCGCGATTATGAGATGATGGCCTGTCCATGGATGGACGGGTGGTGTCACTACTACGCGATACGGTTTCTGGCACAGATGGCCGGATTTACGGATGCGCAGATGGAGTTCGAATACTGCGATGATCCATTTTGCTCAAATCCAGACCATTATCATCTGCCGATAGGCGAGGGCGGACGGCCTTTGATGTATTTCGCGGGCGGAACGTCAGTGCGTGCAGCGATGCAGCAGATACAATTTCTGACCGGACACGTGCTCTATTTCGACGTGTTCGGCAAGCTAAGGTACTATCCGTGGGTGCGCACCGCGCCCGGACCCTATAAGAGAACGTTCTACGACGCGCCAGCAGGCGGCAATCTCGATCGGCATCAATGTATCCAACAGGTCAGCTTAGTCCGGTCGAACCGAACGATACGCACCCATCTAACCGTCGTCGGTATAGACGCCTACGGGCCCACATGGAAACCGATCATCGAGCATCGCGCAAACGAGGCATCGGTGCGCAATCCAATGGACTACACCTATGTCGGCTATCGCAAACCACGTGCATTGGCCGACAGCAGATATGCTACCCCAGAATATGCTGCAGCGGCGGCTGATACGATCTTCGCGCTCGAAAACCGGCCGAGCGAGGAGATAACTCTGGTCATGCAGGCGATGAGCGATCTATATCCGATGGACGTTATCGGGCTGGTGGATATGGAGATGCCGACCTCAGCAGGAATGATCCCAACGCCGTTTTTCATCACGCAAATACGGGAGCGCATGATATGCACCCGAACTCAGAAGGACTATTCAATGACGATCAACGCACGACGAATCGTGTAGTTGCAGGAGGAACTCAGCAGTGACTGAGCAGGATGTTGTTAATCGGCTGACTGCAGGACTGGCCGCCGTCGAGGCAACGATGAAGGCCGAATTCTCGCACGTCAATGCCCGCTTAGACTCCCATGCAGACGAGATACGACGTCTGGCAGGACAGGTGCAGGGGCTGAATATGTATATAGCTCGCAGACAGGGAGCAAATGGCGTTAGACAGGAACAGACACAGCAGGCGAGCGAGAATCGTATGTTCTGGCGAAAAACGTGGGTGCAGGTAATAGCCGGAATCGCCCTGATAGTCGCTACGGCACTATTGACGGGGCCTATCGAGCGTTTGGTGAGTCGATAAGTAAGGGAGGTTTCACAATGAACAGGAGAGTATGGATTCTGACCGCAGTTATAATGGCAACACTCTTGTTGCCGGTGGTCACAATGGCCGCCACTGATGATGTGCAGAGCGAGAGCATGCCTTGGCAGATCATCAATTACATCGCCGCCGCAATTTTCAATATAGGCATTGTGGCTGGTGTTCGGGCTAGAGCACAGGCGGCGGGAAAGGCGTTTCTATCCAGCGGCCGATTCGCATGGATAGCTGTGTTTATACTGTGCTTCTTGGAACTGCTGGTGGCTGGTAGATTCGAGGCGCTCAACAATGCATCAGCATTCGTGAACCTGCTCAAGGAGGCATCGGCGGCAACAATGGCCATATTGGGCGTGCACTCTGCAGGCAAAACGGCAGGCGTAAATGAACCGCTGATTCGTGGTTTGAGGACAGTGCTCTTTGGCGGTTCGATGCTGATTGTGCTGATCGTCGTGTTCGGTTTCTGCACGGCTCCAGTTCATGCAGATTCGCTGATTCCTGAGGGCGTAAACATCGTGCCCATCCAACTGCATTCACTCACGACAGGTGACAGTTGTCAAGCGGGGATGGTTCCAATTACGTTTCATACTCGCCCCATTGGTAGTAGTGGCTGTCAGCTCGCGTTTTCAGCGAATTTCATGACCCGACAGAGTGCGAGCGGCCAAACAGTGGGGGTTGGCATCGGGGCAGCGCTGACAAATGGCGTGCTACGATTGGGCATCGATATTGGTTATATGTTGGATGCCTACAGATGGACCATTGACGCCTCCTTGCTGCGAATTCCGATTTCGCTGTAGAACAGCGAGGGAGATGGCACGCCATGGCTTGGCTGACAATCGATCTGACATTGTTTGCGGCGCTGTTCGCCCACATGGCTGGACGCGTGAAATACAGGTTGGGCGCGAAGGCGCCCAACCTGAATTGTGATTCATCGCAAATCACCCGTCTCGATTGCTCAGGCGTGGTGCGTTACGTGTTGCATCGCGCAGGCATCCATGACGTGCCGGATGGATCACAAGCGCAACTGGCTTGGTGTCGGCAGAAGGGATTCAAAACGAGCAGTTATGATGCCAATGGGGCAGGCCGATGCGATGGAGCGCTGCGCATCGCGTTCGCGTCGCCGAAGGGCGGCAAAGCATGGCCGCGCCACGTCTGGTTTATCCACAACGGCAGGACGTATGAGAGCTATGCTGGTCACGGCGTTGGTTCTCGGCAATGGAATAATCCCAAACTGACCTCGATTGTGAGCGCCTGCTATGTGCTGACGAGGCCAACAAAATCGACATGACCCAACAGGTTCTGAAACGGGATTTGCCAATATCGGTAGCAACCGAGCCGGGGATCAGGTGGCTCATCAACATTCCGGCGATAGCTGATACCGACGCCTGCACATACGACAAAACCGTAGCTGATCCGGTAACTAAGACGGTGTTTTTGCGGCCGATGCAACTCGAACCAGACTGCACGCCGGTTCCGTTGGCTTGGCAAGACCCCCTGCCATCCGGCTGGGAGATAGTCGCTGTAGGCTCATCGGCGAATACATATTTATTGAGCCAAGGTGTCCAGACCTCGACTGTTTCGACGGCCGCTGCGATTCCTGCCAACAGTGGGATCGTCGTATCGTTTTTCGTGTATGGCTCGCTGGGTGTAAACGGAAACTACAAAGCACTTGTGTTGGGGTTCGGCGGTTATAGCATAGAGATTTATGCCGATGGCCGGTCCGTGCTCAAGAAGGGCAACTCGGAAATTGGCGAGGGGTGGTTATGCGACAGGAACGGAAATCTGTGTGGGCGATACACACGGCTGCTGATCCTGCCATTTAACAGGCGTGATATTCTGTTCTGGTCCGATGCTGGCGGCTCGTGGGTGCATCATGATCTGAGCCTGAGCCTGAATGCAGCAAACAACACCATTACCAGCGAAGCTGCAGTCACAGTTCAGTTCCCCAACTCCAAGGCACTCGTGCAGATACAGCGAGCGACGTATCCGGCAAGTGGGAGTTTTGCGGTTAGGGCGCGCGCCATCGGCTATGATCCCAGCGACACGACCGCACCCAACAAGACGCTGGTTGTGTATAAAGACACCCCTGGCGAATCTGCTGTAACCGCATCGGCTGCTATAACGCGAAACCAGACGAGCCATGTGCAGGAGGTCACTTTGACGCTGACCTTGAGCGCCGGCAATGACAATCACTGCACTCCCTTCGTCTATGCGGCCGAAATGCGTTGGCCTCATAGCAAGCAAACGCGAACAGGAGCCTCTACCGAAACCGCATTGCGGTCGTTGGCGCGCACACAACACATCGATCCCGAACTACAGAAGGCCAGCTTAGTAATAGATCCGGTCGATGTAGACAATGACAGCGGTTGGCCGATGGGAATGGATGTGGGCAGCTCAGTGGGATTGTATGACGGCAGTGAAAATGAGCTGTTTGTTGGACTGCTGAGTGCTCCTGAATTGCTCGGCGCGCAAGCGCCGTCGGCTCAATTGCAAGCAGATAGCCTGTGGAAGCAACTCAAGATGGCAGTGTTTCCATGCGACTGTAGATTGGATGGAATGACCGATTCAGAGGTCATTCGATTATGCTTGGACTTGGCAGGCATAGCAGACGACAAAATGGAAATTGCAGAGGGCACACAATTGCCGGCAGACCCGCGAGGCAAGACCACCCTTTTTCCGGTTCAGGCAGGTACCACTGCCGACGTGGTAGCTCGGCAAATTGCAGATTTGATGAGCAATTGGGTGTTGACCATGCGCTCTATCGCAGGCGTGCAGAAGGTTTGTTACGGACCGGAATCTGGTGGGGAATCAGTCAAGACATTTCATCAGTCACATCTCGCTGCCGGTTGGAAACATGCCTACTGGTCAAACCTCCGAACATGGAAGGCCCCAATAGCCGGCGGAGATATTCCATTCAATATCATTGTTGTACGCGGCAAGGCCATTGATGGCGATTATATCTATGGCCGCTATCCCGCATATGGCGAACCGAATCCACAGGCAGACCCCAACCTCCATGAATCCGAACGGCCCCCGCGTTGGTATGGCGCTCCGGTTGTCAAATACTACGTCGATGACCGCCTGTGCAACCAAGACGTCGTGGATCATGTCGTCGATGTGCTCAAGGCGCGCTATATCGACGGCAAAATCTTCGCGTCATGGATCGCCGACAACGATGATGCAGTAAACATGGGATCGCTGGTCACTCTCGAAGGTCATGGCCAATTTCGAGTCATCTCTATCACGCCGACGCGGCACGAAGAGCAATATAGTGGACGCGCTGCTGTAATCGGGGCAATGCCCGTCGTATGGGATGCTCTAACTGCTCCACTCGATAACCAATTGGCCCAGATAGTGGGCCGGCATCATGAATACCTCCCTGTCCGATACGTTGGCGAGAAGGTGGCGTGATGTGGAAGCTGGTTGATAGCGACGCCGGCGACCATCATTTGTGGGCTGAGTGCGAGCTGCGCGGCATATTCTCGTTCGATGCTGAGCAGGGCTGGCGTGGTAAATCCGGGCGAGTCTACATAACGTTCGGTGCAACAGGGGCGCGCTACGTCAGCGTCGACGATGCCTATCCCCTCTGGCACGTCGAGGGAGAGGGTGAGAACGAGCACCTCGTTGTCGATGGCGTGCGGTGGGTTCTGAAATATTTCACCTACGACACCGAGCGCGAAATTATTCACGACGATCTGGAATGCGTCAATGAATCCGGCACGACTGCAGATTCCAGCGTGACGCTGAGAATCGATCTGCACGGCACGCTCATACGCGAGGCCGAGCTGTTGCCGGGTGCGGAGGTCAACGATGTCGGCGTTCGCACCTACCGCTACGTTCCCTCGCCGGAGCCGCTCGGCGATATGATTGCCCGCTGGCGCGAGCGCGCCGAGTCCTACAATGTCAGTCTGTCGTTCGCGGGCGAGAGTGATAATTGGGTGGTACCGGTCTCACAGACGTATGCCCTCGATGAAATCTCGATCAACGCATACGGTGTGGTGAGACAGTATGCTCAGACGATACCGAACAGCGCTGAGACCGTATGGGTCAGCGGGACGTATGGCCGGTCGCGCGCGGGCGCGTGCAGGGAGACCAGAACGCTCCATTTGGAACTGCCGCCGAACGAACAGAGTGGATTTCCCGGCAGCAATATGACGTTTCAGGCCGGAAACGGCTCGTTCTCGGTCGCGGGCGGCGTCCTGAATGGCTATTCCAACTGGGGCGAGGGTGTTACCGGTTGGGACGGCGGGTTTACGTTCGTGGACTACGAGGGGCCGTACGCGCTGGATTACAGCGAGTCGATTGCCAACATGGACGGCACGGATCGCAGCCCGATGCGGTTGGCAACCCCGCAGCGGCATTCCCGGCTGGTTAAAACGCCTATCGACCAGGAGCTGCCGGAGGGCGCGGTCTACACCTATGCCAGCAACCACACGGGGCAGAACGACCAGACGCGCTACGCGTGGAGCTGGACGTATGATGACTGCGAGGAAATTGAGCTCACGGATGAACCGTTCGAAATCGAGTTTGCGGGACGCGTTCAATTCCGTTGGCCGTCGCTGGCGTGGAACGGCTCGTGGGAAACGTTTTCAGACGTGCCCTACGGTGCAGATATTGGCTACGATCTGGGCAGGGTGACGCTGCCGGACGTTCGGCCTACGTGGGGGGGCGACGATTGGGTGGAGGGCAGCGCGCGAGAGCCCGCACATCCCCCGTGGGAGCCGCAGCCCGCTCCCGTCGGTTACGATCCTGAAACCGGCGAACCGGGCTACAGCGCGGTCGATCCCCCGTGGTATGACGATCTCGTGCTCCTGAACGGATCGGGATTGGAAATCGAGAACGCCCTGCAGATTGAACTGGTTGGGCCGGGCGAGTTCCTGCCGGGCGTCCCACTCAATTTCGCTGATGCACGGTATGAGTGGGATAACGGCCAGGTTGTCGGAGATTATCTGGAGGTTGCGGTCGGTGCGCAGGCAGTGACTGCCGACAGTGGAGATATTCTGCAGACGTGGACACGGCTGAACGGGGCACGATTCGCGGTCGTGCGCTGGCAGGCGAATCGCGCAGGCGCGACGGCTCAACTCTGGTTCGGCGATCACTGCTGGACGCTCACGGCGGAGGGCACGGGTGAGCAGCAGACTGAAATCGATCTCGCCGTGCCGCACGAAACAAACGTCGCGGGCGATGGTGCAATGCAGAGCATCGCACCATATGAAAAACCCCTCGACCTGCCGGTATGGAACGAATCTGCAGAGCGGCCTGAGCGCGGCGCGGAATCGAGTTACGACTGGCAGTATCCCGCGGGGTGGGGCGTTGGTGTGGTCACGCGCATCAAACTGGTGTGCGAGACCCCCGAAACGACATATCAGTTTCGCGATGTGCGGTTGAAACGCAAACCCGTCCAGGACGGCGGGTTTGCGGTGCTGGAGATACTGCCGCAGGCCGGGCCGTGGAGCGACACGCGGCTGTACAGCGATTTCGCGTACGGGCAATCCGGTGACCAGAACTGGTATAGCGATCCCCGACCGGTTGCGCTGATACCGAAGGGTTGTTTGATCGTAGACGGGGTAGTTGCGTGGGAACTGGTTGCCGGTCATACGCAGGTTGATGAGGATTACAACTCACCGACCGGGCTGCGGCAGTGGTACGTTTACTATCGACTCTCGCGACCCATCGACGCGGCAGGCGCAACAACTGCAGACCATCAGGGGATCGGTCTGCCACTGGACAGTTACGTTGAACCGACGGCGTACGCGATCAACGGGATCGCAACAATTACGCCGTATCCAGCAGACTGGCAGTCTGAGTATGCGCTGGAGGTTTATGCGCTCGTAGCGTTCCTGGAGGGCGGGCGCTATTGGCCGGATGCTCAAAATCGCATCGTCGTGCCACTGCGCATACGACCGCACTGGTGGCAGATTGCGCCCGGCAGCCGTCCGCTGCCCGCGGGCACGCACAAGCGATTTCGAGGCTGCGTGCAGGGCATTGCCCTGGCCGCCCCTGGGCGGGCAGCGTCCGGAGGGACGGTGACGGTCAGCACGCCCGATGCGTCGCCGGGAGCCGAGGAGACGCAGGCCGTCGAGGTCAGCCACATCGGCTGGTGGGAATCGAAGGCATTGAACACCCGTGGACCAGCCCATGTGGAGGGAACAGGTGATTCGTTGGAAATTACGCTGCGATCCCGGTTCTACAGCCGCATAGCCGGAGTGACCGCAGCATTATTGCTCGCAGGTATCTCGATTGATGAGGAGCCTGCAGGGCGCATATATCTCGCGTATGCACAGGGCGGCGGTATCCGCATTATACATTCTGATCAGTTTGGCGAGGCATGGTCTACACCAGTGATTGCCGCAACCAACGGCTGCACGCCAGCAATCTCTGCATGCTGGTTAGATCGGCGGCAATGCCTTTGTCTGATCTACGTCCGAGATGGTCATCTGCTACGGCGTACGAGTGCCGATGAAGGAGAGACATGGAGTGATGAAATGGAACTGTTTGCAGGAACGAGACCAGTCATCTGTCATGATCGATCTACAGGGATGAAATTGTTGTTCTATCGGGACGGCAGTGACCTGAAGGTTCGGCGTTCAACAGATAACTTCGCAACGTGGATTGAGGCTGCACAGACGATAGCTGATGATGCAGCAGACGATTGTATTGCGGCTGAGTGGGTTGGAGATCGAGCACATCGGGTGATGGTCGTGTATCGCAGTACGAGCGGATCGCTCAGGACGATTTATAGCTCTGCAAACGGACTGCCGCCATACGAGGAATGATGATATGATATACTACAGTTGATGGGCATAATGGCAGACTGGAAAGACTGTGATATGAATAACATTCTTTCGTGGGTTGGCGTTGCTATCGCTGGTGGCTCTCTGGTCGTAGCTGTCCTGTGAGGCACGTGATGTAAAGGTCACACTCGATGGGAAACCGCTAAGTGATCATCCTGCAGCTATACCACGTGATCCTATGCCTACGCACATTGGACCAAATTCTGAGGTGAGTTGCCTATTGGCTATCACCAAGGTAGGCTATAATGGTCGTCCCTGTGTGCCTCCATTTAAGATCAAAATCGAGTGGAATGACGATTCGGGCTCGTCCGCCTATTGCGGTGAGGTGACATATTAGCTGAGATTTAAAACAAGCAGGGCCGCCTACGCTCGCAGGCGGCCCCACAGTGGACATAATGAGAATCACATTAGTATAGCATTGGATAGATAGTAGTACCCGTTCTTATGATCCTCAAGCGTGCCGATGACGGTACATTTGCGCCCGGCGCTTAATGATACCGCCTCGCGATCAGAGAGCTTCATGCTGGCCTTGACGCTGCATGGCCCGCATTGCATGGAAACCTCGTAGTTACCGACTCCAGACCCCTTAACATCTCGGATAACCGCTGGCCACTGCACCTTATATCCCTTGAGGCTATTCCAATATGCCTCGCGTTGTGCTGACGTCATCTCCTTCGACGTCCATATACGGTCAATAACTTCCGGTGTGTACTGGTCTGGCGGTAGGAGCTTAGTATCCACCGGAACGACGGTCGCATTCGGTGGGGTTGCGGTCCGAATAATGATCTCTTTGGGCTTACCCGATTGGGCTTGGGCCTCAGCCAATTGCTGAGTCAGAATTGCAATTTTCTTCTGAAGCGCCTCTATGAGGCGATCTTTCGTTAGCGATGAGGTCGGCTTGAGCTTGAGTGCCTGCTGCCATTGCGAGATCGCCTCATCGAGATTGCCCGCATTCCATGCCTGCTCGCCAGCGACATAACATTTAGCAGCCTCCGAATCATTCTGCGCATTTGCCGCAATAGCGCACAGAAACAGAATCAGCGCAACTACTAACAACACAGTTTTCGATTTCATGGTCGCCTCCTTTGTTACAGAGAAAGCAGCGCGCTCGGCTCCATGCGCACGCCCCGGGCGTGCACATCCCACCAGCGCTCGCACGCGTCTACTAGCGCTGCATGCTCGGCGATGTTGAGTTGCGCGAGTTTATCGCGCAGTTCCGGCAGGGCGTCCGGATACGGTACGTCCTCATCAGCCGCGTCCTGCGCGTTCCACAACAGCCCGCGCAGGCTGCTGGAGTCGGTAACTGTGCCATTGCTCAATGAGAGCAAATTGGCACAATCACACTCGTCGAACCTATCTCGGATGGAGCGGCGACCATCCTGAATGATGGCAAAATACCGCTCCAGTGATTCCCGAACCGCGGCGGACATGCTGCCGCGGAACCCCGGGCGCTCGCGTTTGACCAGCTCGTCAATGAGCTGGTCAGGGAGGCGCACATCGATTTTACGACTGCTCATATTCTTCCTCCTTTAATCCTGGACGCGAGCAGCGCGCCATCCGCGCCACTCGCGTTGGCGCGTAACCGTGTACGCGCCGGGCGGCAGATCGATCACCCCGTGTTCGGGGTGGTCAACGCGCGCGCCGTTGATGGCGTTGATGATCGCTCCGGAGACCCGCAGGTCTCCAGTGAGCACGTGGGCGTGGCCCGTGATCTCGCCGCGGGCCAACTCGATGCGACGTCGTGGTGTTCCGTCGCTGGTTGCTGGGCCGACCTGTTCGATCAACAGATCGCCGTGCGCATACTGCATCAGTTTCAT